TCTTTCATGGTATCGTATGCAGTATGGCTGATTCCCTGTGCAATCATGAAAATTCCTCCCGAAAATAAAAAAAGACACAGAATCCTCATTCTCGGATCGGTGTCATCGTCAGTATATGATATATACTATCAAATATTCTATTTTATGTCAATTTACATGATATGTACGGCGCATTCGTTATTAGCACTTACATAATGCGACTCCGATGGCATATAGTTTGTGCTAAAATTTTTTCAACTGTATTTCAATATTTCCATTGACTATAATTATTTTTGATATTATAGTTTTTAATATACGGTTTTTGCTTTGCTTGTCAATGTGTTCCCACACATCGGCAAGCTTTTTTATATTATCGTATACAAATTCTTTCTTCTGTGAGTTATCCGGGTTCTTCATCTCGTTCTGTATTTTTAATTTTAGTTCATCTATACCGGATTCCGTTTCTTTTATCATCTCCAGAACCGTATCATTTCCATCAGCATAAAGAGTATACAGACGTTTTAGCTTCGTTTTCTCTTTTTGGAGTTGCTTACTTAAAATGTCCAGACAGCTTTCTCTTTCTTTTGGCTTATGCGATGATAAATTGAGGGAAATCTTTAAAATCTCATCTTCAACCTGCTTTTCAATATCTTCTGCCCACTCAAGCGAATTGTTGCAATTCGGATTGTAATTTGGCAAGTACGACATTCCATTATCCCTTGAATAGCAATAAATTTTATGCTTCCCATGAGTCCACTTCTGATATCTCATCTTGCATCCGCACACTCCGCAATAGCACAGCCCCGTCAAGAGCTGATTCTCGTGATTAACGCAGAAGCTTTTACTTTGCTTACGAGTTTTTCTTAATTCTTGGGCTAATTCGAATACTTTAATATCAAAAATCGGTTCATGTCTTCCCTTATATAGGTTCCCTTTATACGGAATCATGCCAATATTTACAGGACTGGTAAGAACCTGTCGTGTAACAAACTCGCTTTTAAATCCTATCAATTTCTGTATTCGAACATCAGAATAACCGGATATATACAAATTCATAGCTCGCAAAGCCATTTCTTTGCGTTCTGGTATGGGAACTAAGATTCCGTCTTCTTTGCTATATCTATAGCAATAAGGGGTGTTGCCACCTCCCATCCAATATCCCTGTTTCACTCTCTCCAGCATACCACCACGCATTCTAAGTAGCATAGTATTTTTATCAAGTTGCGCAAACACTGCCATCATCTGAGTGTATGCTTGCTCCATTGGGCTGTCGTAGCTTACACTATCATGCACGCATCTAAAATCCACCCCATTAGGTATGAATACACGTTCAATTAAGTATATTCCATCGACCATGCTTCTTGATAATCGATCTAGTTTAAACGCTACAACACATTTTAATTTTTTCTTTGAGCAATCATTAATTAAGCGTTGCAATGCTGGACGATTCATATTCGAACCTGTGAAGCCATCATCCTCGTACCAATCAGATATAATCAATTGATTTTTTCTGCAATAATTTTCAATATCTCTTTTCTGACTGTCTAATCCATTTCCCTCTTCGGCCTGTTTTTCTGTTGATACACGCAAATACGCAACACATTCCATGACTATTCCTCCTTTGTGTAGAAATGTGCCGCACATATCATGTTACGACACATTTTACACTACAATATTTTTGCGGTCAACCTAGGCATTCAATTATGATTTTAATAATTTCTTCTGGCAGTTCAATTTGTTCGATGTCAATTTCTTTTCCATCAATCGTAACAATTGCCATATGCTCACCTCTCATTTCACAAAATCAAAAATATTCATCTGTCCTTGTATTTCTTCTATTTCATCTTTTGTAAAAAATTTGCAGGCTGTCCAATTTGGATTCCAGTCAGTATCCAGTTCGTAATTTAAGCATTTGCATCTTTTGACGTTTTTAAACATCATGCATTCAAAACATTGATGTTCATAGTTCGTACCGCCCGAACGCTTGTACATTTCGCTGATTCTTCTCATAGGCTGATGTCCTTCCATAATTCCGGGCATCTGGCAAAGTCATGCTCGCATTCTGCATATATGATGCATTTGTGGCAATCATGCCTACCAATTTGCTTTGCGTATTGTCGTATTACTTTCCTGCATATAAGCACCAGTTCTGGCGTGATATCTAACTTTTCGTCTTTGCCCTCCATACTTTTCTCCTTTTCTTTGTTGCTGCATATTCAAATTTGCCTTCTTTTACGCAATCTCTTGGGTCGCATCCTCGACTATGGCCGACCATAAAAATATAATCGCACGGTTGCATTTTCCCTGATGTGCCGTTTGATTTTGGATAGAACTTGCAGTCTGTGCATTGACGATTAGTCAAATTCTGAATTTCTTGTGGCGTCAATTTTATCCACGGTTTACGCTTGTTTTCCGTTTTCACCGCCTTGAATCTTTTTGATAAGTTCCTGTTTCATTGCATCCGCTATGTGTTCCCTGACTGATTCTTCAGGAAAAGGGATTTCCAATGATCGCTCTAAAATTCTGTTCGTAATGCGGTCATCATATTTCAATCGGGAAATAGGATAATTACTGGTGAAAATTGTGGTTTTCTTGTCCACATACCGGCCATTGATGATTCCGTAGAATTTTTCAATAATCCAATCTTTCACAGATTCCGCACCAAAATCGTCAATAATCAAAATATCCGCATAAGTCAAATCACTAATTAGCTTATTCTCTGCGTTTTTTCCTCGTTCTCCCCATGTTGACTTTATCTCATCAAGAATTTTTAGGGATGTTGTGAATTTTACCGATTTCTGATGCTTTTCTATCATCTCATTTGCCATGCTGCATACAAGTCTTGTTTTTCCAGAACCTTTAGTATTTGAATATATGTACAGCCCAATTCCCTGTTCCTGCATCTGTTGGATATTTTCGATCCAATATTTAACAGCTTTTGCCGCCTGTATGAATATTTCCTTACTTTCTGGAAGTTGATACACGCTGCTTTTCATATTTGAAAATCTGCATTCTTTGTACATATCCGGCATTTCGGCAAATTGCAGCTGGTTCTGCAAGATCATCTTCTTTCTGATTCCGCAATGGCATTCTTCACAATATGGAACGCCATTATCGTCCCTTGACCATATCCAACCAGAACCGCCACAATCAGGACAATCAGTCTGCAAATGGAGTGTCTGAGATTTCGCTTCCTCCGCATTGATCGAATGGGATAAGCGGTTTGACATGCGCTTGAGCTGTTCTACCGGTTCCATGCTTGATGTCGCCTCCTTTTATAACATTGTAGTTTCCTTCCAAAACTTTTGTAAAATTATTCGGCTTTACGAACCAGTCAAATTTTATCATCCATCCGCGGTTATTCTCTCCTCGCAGAAAATCACTGTAGCGAACGTTGTTGATTGCACTAAGGACTTCATCAATTCCGTATTCACGGATTCGCCCTTTGAGTAACTGACATCTTTTTGATGATGGTTTAATATCGCGTATTGGAATGATGCCAACTTCCTGTAATTTGTTCCATTCTTCGATGACGCGTCGGACATCAGTCTGACAAATAGTATCTTTAGATACTATTAATTTATTATCTTTCTCTTTATCTATATCTATATCTTTATCTAAACCTATATCTTTCTCTGCGTGCGTCTTTGTTGCGTCTTTGTTGCGTCTATTGTGCGTCTGACGGTTTGAACGCTCTATTAATTTGGTATCGTCAATAACATTTCCGCTTGCTAATGAATAGCTTCCATTCTCTTTTAAAAGCAACATCCTCTTTTCGTCAATATATGAAGTTTCCGTGTATCTATCTCTTGACAATGTGTTATGCATTCGCCAGTGTTTGATTACTATTACACCGTCTTCAAACGTAAGAACAAACCTTTTTGCAATCAATAATCGCAGATCATCTTCGCTTGCTCCTGTGATTTTCATTATCCTTTTTGGGTTTCCAATAAATCCATCATCGTCAGCCCTCATATTCAAATGGAAATATAAGCATTGCGTTGTTGCCGGCATATCCAAAAATGCGTCACTGTCAACAATTTTCATCGTAAACATTCGTTTCTGTGCCAATTCTAAAATTCCTTTCTCCAATTCCTGGTTTTTCAAAAGTGTTTATTTTAATTCAACTTCCATTCCATTGATTTTCAGTTCTCCATTTACCGGAATTACAAGAGATGGAACACCGTTTATTTCTTTCAGTTCAATCAGAGCAATTTTATCTGGCTGGATGCAGATTGTTGCATCTGGTGTTACAATTTTTGCAGTTTTTGAATTATGAATATTGTCAAGAGCAACGGGTTCATTGCTGAAATACATTTCCCAGTTTTCTTTGAAATCCGACAACTTCTCGTCTGGAGCTCCGCAATATCCAAAAATCTGTTCCATTTCATCACATGACACGGTTACCATCTCCGGGCTGTCTTTCTTCTGTTCTCTTACTTCCTGCAAAGATTCAACCAGACTTTCCGCGAAATTGAATGTTGTATTTCCTTCGAAATTGTCCATAATAAAATCTGAAAAGACATTGATCTCGTTGCCGGGTATACGGGGAATTGGTGCGCCAAGAACGTTTTCAATGAAGTCGGGATGAATATTCTTTATGTTTTTGTTGAAATACAAGGTTCCATGAATATCAGTGCTTCTGTCATTGAATACAGGGAATAAGAATCCTGTTTCTGGTCTTGAGACTACCCAATCACGAATTCTGTCTTTGATGTTATTTTCAGCCACATCATAGATAAGCCCAGCCTTTGAAAGATTTACTGGACAAATGCTGCACAGAATGTGTTCATAAATTTCTTCTGATGCATCGTGCATTTCGGTTCCATCAGAAGCTTTTCCTGGAATGTCATATACTGCATGAATGAGAACTATGTAGTAATTTTCGTGATAATCGTAATTTTCAATCACTTTGTCGTATAACTCGTCCAAAAGTTCGTCATTTTTAAGCTTACTTGCTCTAATCCGCATAAGAAATTCCTGTGTTCCACCCTCTTTTTCCTGTGATAATGGAAAATCAAGGTTCATAAGGTTTTTTCCAAGTCTGCCAGACATGGTTTTCTTGAAAATGTCAAAATACTTAAACATTTCTTCCTCTGGAAGAGACAGGAATGCTTCTTTAATTTTGGTTTTCTTGTTCTTTTCTGCGTCCACATAACAACCACAAATGCGTGTGATTGTGCAATTGACTGGAGTAAACTGTTTCTTAATTTCTGCGATTTCTTTCTTATTCATTCTTTTCCATCCTTTCTGCTTATTTCGCTTGTTTCTTCTCAATCCACTTATTAATTTTATCTTCGGAAATCATATACATTTGCTTTAGCATTTCGATGCAGATCAACACATCTGCAATTTCTTTTATCATGTTATCACGGTCGATTTTCCACGTTTTTCCTTACTGATTGCTTGTATAAGTTCCGCACATTCCTCCATGCAGACGGTTGCCTGAATTTCTTCTCCGTAATGGTCAACACTTCTAGCAATAACGCTTTCGTCAATGTTATATGTCATTTTCTTCGCTCCAGTCAATTTTCTGCCCGCATTCAAAACAGTACTTGCTTATTTTTTTACCAATAACAGGTGTTCCGCATTTCGCACATTTTTGAGTGGAAAATATATTGTACGGAAAATCTGGAACATATTCTTCAGGTTTGCATGGAATCTGCTTTTCCAATGCTTTTGCTCCGGAATCACACGCCCATGCTTCCTTGAGATATTTTTTCTGCCATTCATCTTTGTTTTCAGAACTTTCAATGAAACATAAATGCTGGTCTCTCATATCGGATAATATGTCTTTTGCTTCTTCTGGTTTCATGTTAATCCTCCTTATCGTCCTCCTCAATACTGACAGTTTCCAGATCTTCGAAATCACAACCCATTGCGAATCCGTCAATTATTTTCTTCTTAACTCCAAATACCTCTATCATGTGAGAATTATTTTCCATGATTTTTATTACATCTGACTTTTTAACATATTCAGCCATTCTCCATCTCCTCCAACTTCTTCTCTATCGGATTAATAATCTCTTCCAATACCTGTCGCTCATAATTTTCTTTCCAGATTTTTTCTCTTTTCCAAAATTGGATTTTCATAATCTCATTTATTAAATTAATACACGCTATTGCTTCTAGCATTCCCCAACATCCATCACAGGCTCTTTCATTGCACCAGTTTACAAATTCTTTAAATTTCATTTTTGAGTTCCTCCAACTTATTTTCAGCTTCTTCACGATTGAGGAATACCAAAACATTTAACTCTCCAAGACACTCGTCCTCATTTGCCCATAAAAACCATTTACCGCCTTTGTCATATTCAAGTCCGCTTACCACATTTTCCCGAATGTCCATTCCGCATATATCCCATACAGTTGTGCCGATAGGACACGGCAATCTCACAAGCAAGCCCTGTTCTTCTAAGTCTTCATAAGTGGCAAGCTTTTTAATCATATTTTCTACTGTTTTGCAATTTCCTGCGCCCTGTGAGCAGCTATCGCAATATTCACCACACTCAAGCTCTCGTTTTTCGTTATATGTGATACTACCATCTTCCCATTTTGTTAATCTCTCCATCTACTTCACCTCTTCCATCTGACTTTCTACATTATCTGCAAGTAACTTCAAGGACTTAATAAATGAGTCTGTCAATGCTGTTCTGTCTGGGTTTTTAGCAAATGCTCTGACAAGGTTTATAGCATCTTTGATCTTCTTCTCATCTTCAATTACGTCTGATGCTTCTACTAATTCATATCCCAGTGTAAGGTCATATCCCAGTGTAAGGCTGGCATTTCTTGTTAGCTCTTTATTGCTATAGAACTTTAATATATCCGGGATATGCTGTTCTTCAAAGGGATATGGATACGCTTCTTTTCCACCGTACCATCTATATCCTTGTTTCTTTGCTACTTTCAGAATATTTTCATACTCTTCATGCGTTCTGATTAATACGCATTTATTCGCTAGATTAATCATCTACTTCACCCCCCTGTAATCTCATCAATACAATCGTTCCAACCGATCTTATAGCTCGGTAGTTTGCCTCCCGCTTTGAAATACTCGCCGTTATAAAGCCCAGTTACTTTCATTTTCTCCGGCAATGGCTTCAATGGACACCAATCAGGTCTTGATTTGCTTTCACAATCATAATGTTCTTCTGTCATCAGAATTTCATTACAGCCTAAGCATTCAGCTAATTCACACAAACCCTCATATTCAAGTTCACCGCAGTATGAAATTCCGAACGGGCAATCATAGCAATTCTCTGGTGTGTTCATCACTAACACTGATTTACGCATTTACTTCACCTTCTCTCAGCATTAGACTCAACGTATTATATCCCGGACAAGTCCTGACTCCGTTTCTGGTATCTCTTAACAGAACACAGTACGGATATAATGTTATGACCTCATAGACGTGTTCTGTGGCATCCTCGCCACGCTGGTAGATGTATTTAAAACACTTTCCCGGTCTAAGAAAATATCTTGCACATACATATGCTTTTGTTCCGAATCTTACACTTGCGCTACTCATTTGTGTTCCTCCTGTAATAATTCTGGGTTGTCAAAGGTGTTGCCAACCACCTCATAATATTTTGTATCAAACTCATCAAGATACTGTCTGCCTATGCTATTAGCTTCGTGTCCTACCCATCCTGCAACGCCCCATTCAACAGTTTCATATGTCACATCCTCTGGCTAGGATTCGTCCAAGTGTGCCATCAGGATATCATTTTCCCATATCCTATTCCCATTCTTGTCACAAATTCCCGTGAACTGGCAGAGGGTTTCTGGATCAACCAATTTCATTCTGTCTGTTATTAAAAAGATGATTGGCAATATACTCGCTTTTTTATACGGCTGAACAATATAACAATATCCGCTGTCAATGTCTAAATCTATGAGGCTTCCTTCTATCCATTCACCATTATCAATCTGCTTTGCCTTGAAAAGAATTTCTCTCATTCAACTCCACCGCCTTTCACGATTTCGATTGCCCTGCTCAGTCCAGCATTGTATCCTTGATGCACATCAGATAAAATACATTCTGATTCAATGAATTTATCTCTTTCCAATTCGCTAATAGCCTTATCCGCATCAAAAGCTGTCGGCTGTCTGTTAACACAATCAATAAACTCTTTCTGGTCAGAACTAATACTTGTGCCAATTTCCCAAATTTTGATGTATTTGATTAATTCGTCTGCATCAATCAGTCTGCTCATATTCTATTCTCCTAACTGTTTTAAAATTTCTTTTGCAATTTTATTACTTTCCTGCATGGAAACTCCCCATCCATTATATTTTCTGTGGCATTCATCACAGTTCCATTCATCACTATCACTTTCTTTGATTTCACTACTGAATCTGCAATTATCACAATACATGTGATCGATAATGCTATAAATGATTTTTGCAATATCGTCTTGTCTGCTATCAACATTTTCTACGTGTTTCTGCTTAGTTAAATATTCAAACGCTCTCAGCTCATTTTTCCCGACCCATTTAATCCATGCACCGCAATCCCCGCAATACAATCCCGTATTATTCCAAACTTTCTTGACAAAAAGGTTTTTACTATTGCACTTTGGACATTTATATTCTTTCATTTATTTTTCCTCCCATACTCCCAACAGCCGCATCCTCTCATACAGTACAGCGACGGTCTTGCGCCTGTATCCGTAGAAGTCTTTCGGGTTCATCGGGATATATCTTTCTTTGCTGATTTTCCTGTAGCTTTTCCGGTGTAGGATATTCTCAATTACCATATCCGCTATCACCGTGTTTTTCGGGCAAGCTGACAAGGCGGCACTGATAAGCAGGTATCCGTACTCTGCCGGGAAGTCTTTCAGCATCGTATTCAGTTTTTCAATGTCCTCTGCCGGAATGCCGTAATCTTTCAGCTTTTTGTTCCTTGTCAGCATACCGTTCTCCTTTCTAATCGTCTGGGTGGTGTTTATCGTACATGATCGCTACACATACAAGACCAGCCACTCCGAATATGATTCCAAGGGCGAATCCTAATAAGAATGTAATCATGGCTCGTCCTCCTTATATGGTTCTGGTAGTGGCATCCAAGCGATAACTTTATACATCCTTGTTCCGCCGTGTCCGTCCGAATATTTGTCCCATTCAAGATACCCATATTTCTTTTCGTTCCAGTATCCGGCGTCACCAAATTTTAAATAATTCGCAATTCCATAAAGCTTTTCAGGTGTTCCATAGACTTTTTCAAGAGTTACAAGACACTCTTTTTCGTCTTCCGGCAATCTCTCACTGACCGGAATCCAACCATTTTCTTTCTCGTCCTCTTCCAGGTCAGCCAGAAGCTGCTCAATCATATCTTGAATAACTTTGACATACACCCCGGCGTATTTGTAGCAGCCCGAATATTTATCCGCGTACTGCATTAATCTTTCTTTGATATGTATCATATTATTCCATCCTTTCTCAATGCCCGCTTCTTACCATGCAAAACAACAGTTCTGTCATGGATCTTTTTCTTGATCCATTGTGTTTACACTTTATAGCAACCGATAATTTCCATTTTTCCACATCTCCATCTAGTGGTGTTGGGTTTTCGAATTCTTCGGCAACCTCTCTCTGATACGGAACTGCAACCATTACTCCCATGTTACCTATTTCCGCGTAACATTCCGGAAAATTCTCACGTATATGTTGGGCGAATTTTCCATTTTTTAAATCAGGTAAAATCTTTTTGTAGCACTCCATTGTTGTTACAAGGTAGTTTTTTTCTCCAATAAAATTTAATCCATTTCCGCTGTAAATATCCTCTTTGCAGCTTTTGATTTCATAGCATGTAAATATTCCTTTTTCGATTGCTGAGATAGAACACTGGTTTTCCGTAATAAACTGCATGTAATCTACTCTTCTTGGCTTTCCTGCTGCGTAGCCATAATCAAGGCTTACTTCTCTAGCCCAGTATTTACCTGGGCCAGAAAAACAGCTTTTTTCCAGCAATTGACTAAGAAATTTTGTTGTTTCAGATCTTTTCATACTTCCACCTCACTATCCTCTGGCATCTGAAAGACCATTTCCTTCATAAGTGCTTCTCCAATAGCTTTAGCCAAAAGTTCATTCTCTTTTGATGCTGATGCTTCTGCGAACATCTTTCCGATATTCGGAACTGCCATTGGAATTAACGTCGCATTTGCATAGGCTTCCTGAATCATATCCAGTACTTTCATAGCTTTTGCTTTGTTAGAATAATGACCCAATAAAATATATTCGTCTTCTCCTGGATTCATCTGGCTCCAACAAATGATTTCTTTACCATTGATATTGTTGATGTTTATAACAATATTCTCAAACTTTACCAGAGACATCTTATTCTGACTTCTGATTAACATTTTGCGTCCTCCTTATCCTCATAATTCATTACAATTGTAATTACCTGCACCAGAACTTTCTGAATCTGGTCGTAAATGTGATGATTGTCAGTTCCGAAATGAGAGTCCAGTTTTGCATCTTCCTTGCCTTTCTTGTAGCAATCTTCCATAAATTCAAAACTGTATATATCATCTTCCTTAATAATTTCACCATTATTTCTCCATTCGGCAATCATCGCTTCTTCAACCAGTGAATTTACAACCTTATCTGAATCCTCATTACCGTTCAGGCATTCTACGCAACGGTCAATAAATCCTAACTTGTCAGCGTACATATACGCTTTTGCTGTTCCAGATGTATACTCTCTGAATGCCTGCTCAACCTGCTCTTTGAAGTCCTCTGGCAGATTGAAAATATCCACTTCCAGTCCTCTTGGAAGATTTATTGTGTACTTTCTCATTCCGTACCCTCCTGTTTCTTAAAATCCATCTTCAAATCATAAACGAACTGGCAAAGTTTCTCTGCTACCTCATCTGCGTTTTCTACATTTGCAAGCTGTCTAACATACTGCTTACCGCAGATAACACAAGCCAACTTTCTGATTGTTTCCCAGACCTGCCATGAGATAATGGAAGAATCAAAAGCATCCGTCATTAGAGAGCCTCTTCCGCTTCCTTTCTCATCTCTGAACCACTTTTCTCTTGGTGTCTTTAATGTGGTTGCAACGTCTTCTCTGGTAAGGCAACCTTTGTATTTTTCGTCAATGCGCTTTTCAAGTTCGTCCAAAAGTTCTTTCTTTTCCTGTTCTGTCACTACATCCTCACTTTCCCCATGTAAGCAACTACATGGTTAATCAACAAAACTCCATCTGTCCATCATCAATAAACTTCTTTTTCTTCCGGCTTAATGTATCGCCCTGCTGTTTCAATCTATCTACACGGGCTTTCTGGTTAAAGTTCGCCATATAATCATCGTCAACTTCTGGCGGTACTTTTAGAAAGTATTCTTCTGGAAGTGGAAGATTATGTTCCTCGCAACAATTTGCAATCTCATTTCTGTATGAAAGAATATGGTTTCTGGTTAGATTCATATTGCATCCATCTGTCCAGAACGGATCATTACAGCCATTTTCGTTGATGTGTTCCCAGATAGCACGCTCATGTAATAGGCCTTCTCTTAACAACTCTAATTCCTGTTCCGGTGTTTTCTGCTTCATTCTCGTTCTCCTTTCGCCCATGTAAGCAACTGGCACGCTATTGTGCAGTTGGTACATGATTTTAATACTCAATAAAATCAGATAATTCCATCTGACCATCTAAATTGTCATCATTCATCCACCACCTAAATACATCCTCTCCAGTCTCCCATTGAGTTTCTAATCCTTTTTCTTTTCGAACATCTAGCATTCTCTCAAACGCCCTAATATAAGACTGCTTGTATTTTGGAAAATCTGCAAATTCTTTATATCTCTTATTTCCAGCCATCGGACAGCCGATACAGCCAACACGATCATATCCACATTTGTATAAATCACAAGTTTCTATATGTTCTGAATTAATAAACTCCCATATATCAGAATTTTTCCAGTCAATGATTGGATTGACAACCATTTTCTTTTGTTGCATACAATGTTCGGTCATTCGGCGTTTTGCATCGTTATCATTCATAAGCATAACCGTCGAAAAGAATTCTTTTGTTTTAATACTACTTCCTAATTTTTCAAATTCTGATCGCGATTGTCGCTTTGGGCTTTCCGCCCAGCGAACGCCTGTGGCAATATACCTATTAGGACATCCAGTTTCTTTTAATACCGCACAACAATATCTTGAAATTATCGTTGGTGGCATCAATTTTAATGGAATTAATTTCCACATCGTGATATGTTCGCCTTTTATACTTTGGCATTTCTATTTCGCATTTAATTCCTTTTTCTTCCAGACTTTTAAATACCTTTCGTATATGCCGCACAGTTTGCGGTGCATCTGCCGTGGTGTGACTATTGTGTACCTCAAATGGTATGCCCGCCCTGTGAAAGAGTTCTAGCATCACATCGGAGTCTTTTCCGCCGGAATATGTGCATACAAGCGGCTTTCCATAATGTTTCATCGAAAACCCAGATGCAAGTCGAATTCTCTCAATTGCTTTTTGTTCTAAATCCATCCTATACTCCCATCTTCTTAACCAGATTCTTATTCAATCCCTCTTATCATCATGCTTAATTTACTGTAACAAGGGCAAATCTTTGTATGATCGAAAATATCTTCTAACAAGATGCAAAATGGAAACATCTGTTTTACTTCATAGATATGTTCTATTCCGTCCTCACCACGTTCTGCGTATTTGATTCTTTTTCCAACATGCAAATCAAATGCATTGGATACGTAGGCTTTTAAACCATAAGATTTTACTTTGCTCATTTTTATCTAAAACCGCCTTTCATTAAAACGTGAACATTTCCTCGTTATCATCATCAGAATCGAAATCTGACGTTTCTTCACAATCAGTTGATTTATTTCTGGACATATTCTTTCCACGTTCCACCAGTTCGGCTCTCTGTTCTTCTGTTAATTCTCTTGGTGCTCGTAATTTCACGTACTTAACTGGGACATGAGCAAATATGGAACCATCTTTGTTTGTGGCTAGAACCTTCACATCTTCTGGATGCTGTTCTGCAAGCTTCAGGACTCTTCCTTTCATCTTACTGCCATTATGCGCTGATACTTCTGCGTACTCACCACCACGAATCCACGCGATGCTACATTCATTGCAATTCTCTGTCATGACATGATCAATCCTCGCTTTCTCCAAATCCAAATTCTTTATTTATATTTATGGAATCAAATTCAATTTTAATTCCCATTGTTTCTTTTGCTTCCTGGTATGCTTTTTCAATTCCAACTTCTTCAATGTGTTCTTTGGCAGAGTTTAGGTTTTCTAAGAATCTCTGATTGGATTTTGTAAATCTCCATGTTTTCTTAATTGCAAACAAACTGATAAGAACATTTGCGACTGCGATATAGTCCTCTGCTTTCCACAGCTTTTCCTGCAACTCTTTAATCAGTTCTTCCGATATTTCCTTGCGCATTTCATCTTCACGTTGCATCAGATACAGTTTTAAGGACTCAACCCTTGCACCTGTCACCTTTGAAATTTGTTCCAGGCTGAAATTACTGAAATTGTACGGTGCATTTAAGCGTGTTTTCTCAGATGCTTTCTGCTGTCTTCTTCTCTCTGCCCTGTTCATGCTCTCACCAATCCTTTCAGCATTTGTGAAATATCATCAGCGGTCATATCGCCATTCCACTGTTCATTCTCGAAAACACTGTATATTCTCATACTTCTTCCACCTTCTGATATTCATATCCAACAAGGCGGAACGCTCGTGGAGTATTCGGATGTGCAGTAGCAATCAATCCATCAAGTTCAAGCTGCCTCATATGTCGTTGCACAGTTGCTTTTGATATGCCAAGGTTTTCGGCAATTTCTTTAAATGACGGCGCGTATCCATATTTTGTAAAATATCTGATAAGAAACAGATAAATTTCTTTTCTGTTCTCTTGTCCCTCGAGATACTTTCTTTCGGTGTTATATTTACTTACCATAGTTACCTCTTTTCTTTTTACCTCTGGAACCGGATAGCGTGATATGCCGGGAAACAAGTTTCACTGTTCCAATCCCAGAGGGCGTGCGCATATTTAGTTGTAATTATTTGGGATTTTGTCTGCCAGAACCGGCAGTTTTATCATTTGTAAGATTCTTCATCAAGAAGATTGTTGAATTTTTCAAGTGCCTTGATGGACACCTTGTTGTTTGATTTCTCTGGTTTGATTGATACTTCCAAGTGAGTATCAATGATATGCTTCAATTCTCTTGCAAGGGTTGTTTTTCCTTGCTGTATACCCTGTCTGTATGTCTTAGGCGGTTTGTACTGCCCTGTTACTTGCTTACCGGTTGATTGTCCGCCAGCTGTAATGTTGTACATCTGGAAACCTTTATCTGCAAAAGCCTTGATCGTTTCAATTTCTTTTTGGTCAAGCTCACTTTTGGGGCAAGTTCTGTATGCAAGTTTCCAACCAGTAGGATTGCTTTCACTGTAAAACTTATGCTTTTTAAGGCTTAATGCTATGTGGTCATATTCTGCTAAATGGCTCGCACATCTCTCACGAAGTCTGAGTGCCTGTCCCACGTAACTGCGTCGAATCCCTGCTTCGTCTATCCTGTAAAAAGCATATATGCCACTAGAATTTGGAATGTTTGGACATATCTTTTGTATTCTGTTTTCTCGCTCTTGCTTTATGGCGAAAACCTTTCTGTAGTCCACCCGGTATCACTCCTTTTCAATCTGGTCAATAAGTTTCTTGCACTCATCTTTGACATAAGCAAGTGAGCGGATTTCTATTTCGGAATCATTATTTGATTCTCTCCAGAAATCTTCCATTGTATAAAAGATTCTTTTGAAATCTGGATCATCTCCAAAATACTGTTTCGCTGCATCAACATCATACCCGTCAAAGCAATGAGCACAATCAAATCCAATCCACCATGTATTCTCATCATTGCAGTTATATAAATGCGATTCTGCATAAGTAACTCCGCCATGACAGTTAAGATAGCCTAAATCGACAACTCTTTTCTTTGCTAACTTGTGGCTGTAAGGCACTCCAACGTATCCACATCTGTATGCCCCTGGCATAAACAGAACTACATATGGATACCCTTTGTATGTAGATTTTGTTTCTAAAACTGGTTTCATTTAATCACTCCTTAATTAAACGGAAGTTCATCGTCCATAATTGACGGCATATCCATGAATCCACTTGTGTCCTGTTCTGGACTTGGAACTGGTGGTTGCGACTGTTCTTCTGACTGGTTCTTCTTGCTTTCCGCAAACTCATGTGTTTCCACAAGGCAATCATTTGTATAGACTTTCTTTCCGTCATTGTCAGTGTAATTTCCAGTCTGCCAAGTTCCGATAACTGCAATCTTCATTCCTTTATACAGATATTTTTCCGCAAACTCGCCATTCTTTCCAAGTGCAACACAATTTATGAAGTCTGATGTGCGTTCATTGTTTTTACGATACTGACGTTCAACTGCAAGTGTGTATCTGGCAATTGTTATATTGTTTGTTCCCATTCGGACATCTGGATCTTTGATTAAACGTCCAATTAAAATTACTTTATTCATGTTTTTTCTCCTTATACGGTTCAGGCAACGGCATCCACGCAATTACTTCTAACTTTTCGAAACCGTCTGTAAAATATTCACCATTCCACATTGCTCTGAAAGGTATTGTTCCTTTTTTGACAGTAATCAAATATATGTCTCCTTTAAATATATGATTAGGTTTTGGTTCTGGCGGGAGTTTCATATCTACCGGAATCCAGTTTTCACTCAAGTTGTAAGAAGCAATCAGTTCTTCAACTTTTTCTAGTGCATCATTCCAACCTTTATTGTACTTGCAATTCAAATATGGCTCTGCTATTTCCCCGTACTGTGTCTGTTTTTTAAGCTTATCAATCACTTTCAAAAAGATTTTCATTCTCATCCTCCTCATAATCATTACAATAAAGCGAACCATAGTCCCATGCCAGTATGCAACCTCTACGGTATTTGCATTTGTCGCAATCAGTCATTTCCATGATTTTCTCCTTTCAAAACGGGCATAAATTCAAGTCAACTTCCAGTCCAGCCCGCCCAATCTGAACCAGAACATTGTCTCCTGCGACTTCCTGTATTTCTTTCTGTATTTTACAGGCATCAGATGCCTGACCACTTAAATGTACTAGTGTTACCGTCCGAAGCGATTCTGTGCGATTTTGCTTAATGAATTGCTTGCAAGTTGACAAAGAGCAATGTCCTTTTAATCTATGACTGTAGTTAGCTTCTGTTTTGTCCACCAATTCTTCACAGTAGTTGCATTCAATTACCAGATGATGTATGTTCATTTTCTGGAAATTATATTTACTGTACTCAAAATCAGTAATATACAGAAGCTTCCCCATTTCATTGTGCTCCACCAGATATCCGTAGTTCGAGCAAGGTACAAGCTGATTTGCTTCCTTATCGTATGTTGTATGTGGCAATTCAAATGGAATCACGTTAAACGAACCAACTCTAAATGGATGCCTTTCCGGAACGTCTTTCATCAGTTCGCCTGTTCTGATGTTCATGTCCTCAACGGTCTCATCATTGGTGTAAATCTGAATGCCTGCATTCATTATTTCTTTGAATGCTTCGGTGTGATCTCCGTGCCCATGTGAAAGAAGTACAGCTTCAACATTGCTTATCTGGTAGTCAATCCCTCTAAGGATTTTCTTGTAGTTGCATCCGCAGTCAAGAAGAACAATCTCGCCTGTACTTGACTGCAAAGCATAACAATTTCCTTTAGTACTTCCTGTTGAAATTACTCTCATGAACAAATGGCATCACCTCGCTTTCCGTGTATTGCATTTATGCTTCTAAGATATTCTCAGCTTCATCTATGGTTTTCTCTAAATCGGAATAGGCATATGGTATGTCCTTCCCTCTATTTAGGCTCTCTAACTCCGCATAGCTTACTTTGCACATGCTGTCTCGTATTAATTTGAGCTGTTTCAGCGGAAGTTCAATGGTTATTATCTGTTCCCAGTCTTTCTTGCTGTCTACTCTCTTCATACTTCATTATCCTTTGGAAAATACAATGTTGATGAACTATTGGTTTTTTTTGCATCATGATAAACATCGTGTAACATTTCCATAACCTGCATGGCTTTTCCATCTGTCGAATAACGAGCCATGACCGTTCCTTTTTCACCTACCATTGGTACATATGCTCTTATGATATTTCCAGTTCTGCTTAATGATGCGATTTCATAAGGAACATCAAATTCCCCATTCTGACTTACTAATCTCATTTCATTCTCCTTTCAATTTCAAAATCCATACTGTGGTATAATTTAATACAGTTTCCATGAAGCATATGATTCTTGCATGCTCCGTATTTTTCATGGAATTTTTCTATAGACATCTTCCCGTCATTCACTGCCCGTACCCATCTTCGGATTTTTCTCTGTGTTTTTCTTTTCTTATCACCGCGCAATTTTCTGATATATTTTCCTTTATCAGTCACGTAATGATGAAAGCCCAGATAACACAAACCCATGCAAAATGGTACAATTTGTGATTTAGGGTTTAATTCCAGTCTAAGGCTTTCAATCATCATTCGGATTGCTTCAAGAATTTCTCTGGCATCTTCTTTCGTTTTACAAATCACATAAAAATCATCGTTGTATCGTCCGTAATATGGATTTCCAAATTCAATCGTTATCATCTGATCCAGTGAATGTAAAAGCAACAATGCGTACTTTTGATTTACCTGATTTCCTAATGGAAGCCCGGGATTACCTGTACTGTCAATAAACAAATGGTTCAACCAGACTGTAAAATCATCATCAAAGTAATAATCCAAAACATCTTTCATGATTTCATGGTCTATGCAATAAAAGTATTTGTGAATATCACATTTTACAATCCAACTATTCATTCCATTTCTTTTATAGAAATCCAACATTTGATTTCTTAACCCGTCCATTGCCATGTGTTGCCCTTTTCCTTGCTGTCCGGCAGTGTTCCACTTAATCAGGATATTTTCAAGTTTTGGCGTCAGAATGTAATCAGAAAAGCATCTCTGCACTACTTTGTCCTTAAATGCACATGATTCTATCGTTCGCTCTTTTGGCTCATGAATTTGAAATTTATTATACGGATTTATGGTATACGTTTGACTTTCCAATTGTTCTTTCAGGAGATGAATGCCTTCAAGAGACAAATTAGAAAATCTCGCAGTACCTGAATTAAATTTCTTACCACTCTTAACCTTTTTGTATGAACGATATAAATTCTCAAAATTTGCAACAATTTCTTTATCCATTTATTTTGTTCCTTTATATTTGTCCATTGCGGAAAGGTTATGCATTTGCTTGTATCTTTTCTGATTTCAGCTTTACGCTTACTCTGTCTGCCTGTGATACAGGTTGGGCGAACACCATTTTCGTTGTTGTAATTGTTGTTGTTGATATTGCCCGAAGGGGAAACAACGGTATTCGCAGTGCATAACCTGTGAAAATTATCTTTTTCTGTCTTTTGTTCTCCATGAAATAGTCATGTACTTTATATCTTTTACCATTTGTGACCATGCTTCCATTCCACCGGAATTGATAATTCCTAATTCATATGAAAGTTCTATAAAGTACATCAACTCATCACAATGAGTAATGGCTTTTGTTTGACGTTCTAATCGTTCTCTTTTATAATCTTTCAGATCAGTTCGGTTGGCTTCAAATAGTGACTCATAAATTTCCAATGCTTTATTTTGCATTTTATCTACAAGTGAAAACCTGTATTTCTTCGGGTATCGTCTGGCATTACTCGTAACTATTAATGTATGCTTTGCAAGTTGCTTGGATTTTGCTATTACCTTTAAATCTTCATTCGCCATCAATCATCATTTCCTGATTCAAAGATTGAAGAAGAAAAGATGCAAACTGGGCGAACACCATTAACGTCGAGGCAAATGTTGTTGTTGAAATTGCCCGAAGGGGAAACAATGGCAATTGTTGTACTGTAATCATTTGCTGGTGTACTCCATGGAGTAAGCAGCCACCACCATTTATCCATATTTGGAAGGATTTTTCTGTATTTTCGGTATTCATCCACCGTCAAAATCGAAATCTTATCTTTACAATGTGCATATTCTGTCTGACCGTCCATAGAAAGTAAATCTCGATCAAACTCAATAACTGCATCTTCTCCAAGCTCGTCCGTAATTTTTTTAAGAAAACGAGTGTTTAACTCATTTCTCAGTTTACTTGAAATCCAGTTATTTGAAGCTGAATCAAATGTTCTTTCTTTTCCATCAAATCCATTCAAAATGGCAAAATATCCTTTTTCTGTCTTATCCAGAATCAGCCATTCCATACCAGCAAGTTCAATAGCTTTTCCGATTTCCGGCTTTCCGATGTGCTTTTTCTTGAATTCTGCGAACTCTTTACTTAATCTGGATAATTCATCATCAAAATATTTCAGATTTTTCTTCATAATCATTCCTCCACCTTAGATACAAAGATATTAGATTTTAAGATACAAACTGGGCGAACACCATAAACGTTGTAGTAATCGTAGTAGCTGACACTGCCCGAAGGGGAAACAATGGTAATACTTTTTTTCCATCCACGTTCTTCCGTTGACCATGGCGATAATGTCCAATACCAGTCGTTCAGATCATTGTTCGGTGTAATATCTGTGTATTCTCGTGCTTCATCAAATGTAATTGGACGGATTTTACAATCAACAGTCCCAAATTTCTGTCCATCCGCAGTGATAATATCTGCTGTGTGTGTTTCGACATTTTCTGCCCCGAATTCTTCTTCGAAGTCTTTCAGAATTTCAGTGTCACACAGTTTCTTTACGTTTGATGTTTTGTAATCTGAGGTATCACCAAACTCTACATTTTCTTTCACCAGATCAAGCGAAATAATTTTTGTTGTATCTCCATACTGTTCCAGAACCTTGTATTTACGCTTTCCAGTGGTCTGAAATACTTCTCCTCGTTTCAGCGTTGACAACTCAACCTTTCCGGTTTCTTCCTGCTTTTCCAGAAGTTCAACCAGTTCCTTTGCTTTCTGTAAAATTTCTTTATTGTTCATTCCCGTTGCCTCCAAAAAATATTTCTCGCATATCTACTGCTGCGTACTTCTTATGCATAAGTTTCTTGTTTTTGATTGCCCCGTTCGGATTGTTGCAGACAAAATCTCTGCATATCTCAGGTCTCACTGGATAAATGAGACATTTTTCTTTTTCTTTGGAATCATCCAGGAACGGGCAAGTAAGGTCAAAAGCTACAACCGAAGGATACTTATGTTTCTGCTCAGTGATATGATGCTTCTTTACGTAACGTTTGATTTCTTTAATTTCTTTACTGGATATTGGCAAGTAGTTGCTACAACATTGTCCGCAACCACTGCATTTACCGTCCTTTGTGAAGTCAAATACTCCACATTTCATATCTTTCATAACTTCTTCTAACGTCCCGATCATGCTATCACCTCGTAAGTTGAACAAGAATGTTCATAACAAGTGATACTGCCGAGGCTATGAACAATGGTCGGGTCTTATCCTTTGCGACCGCATAAATTATTGCGCCTAACAATGGTAAGAATGAGATATAAAGCAATGACTCAAACACTGAATGAATTATTGACATATCTTATTCCTCCTGTTTCATAAAATCTGGAATCTCTGGTTCTTTACCTGCTGCCGGAACTGGTTCCTTCTCAGCTGGCTGTACGGCTTCTGCAACTGTTGGCTGTTTTGGCTGTTCTTCGATTGCCATTGGTTCTGGAATGAATTCCTCTTTATTGGCATTCTGTTCGATCTCTTCCTGTACTTCCCTGTATGTAGCGTCCATCGTGTTATATTCATATGCCTGTACCGGATTATCCCATTTCTTAGGAATAGACTTCATAATGTTGTTACGCATTTTACGAACAATCATAGATTCTCTCGACTGCGTTTCGTAATAAGACGGTGAAATATATGGTCTTAATTCCTCACAATCAATAATTGCTTCCAGTTCCCCAATATCAGCAACCTTTTTCATGATTTCTTTTTTCTTTGCTTCAATCTGAGTTTTCTGTGCATCTGTAGCTTTGTATCTGTCTGCACAAATACCGAATGTTTCATTCTGAAGATTGTTCTTAATATGTGCTGCAAGATTCTTCAGTACGTCTGCTCTTTCGCATGAAAGGTATTCAACGTGACCATCTTTGTACTGAATTGGATATACCACGCGAACAACTTTTCCAATTCCAGATTCTTCCCATTCCGGCGGTGTGATTTCTACACCTCTGTGTCTTGGTGGGATATACTTGTCACCCTCTCTTACTTTCCAATATGGAAATACTTTAGCCACATTGACACCATATCTACTTACAAGAGCATCGTTTCCGTCGCCCTCAATCGCAAATTCGATTTTCTTCTCCCACTGAGGTTTCTGCCCTTTTGCCGCTATGTTTACGTTTCTGATCTGGAAATAACATTCTCTCGGCTGTGCATTTGCGTTCAGCTTTAATGCTGCGACTTTACTCAGGATAAATTTAAGATTAGAGCCATTAATTGCTTCAAAACTTACTCCGCTTTCATGTACCATCTGGAAAATAGATCCCATTGCCGCTACTACACAATCTTTTGAATAAGAATCAAACTCCATTCCTCTTGAAGTCAAATCTCTTTCCATTAAATCGACATAACGATTTGTGTAATAGGAAAGCTGCGTATTAAAATTTGCTACCTGTGTGTTTTCTGCCATTTTAATTCTCCTTTTCTTATATTAATTAACTCATTTTTTGTTTGCATTTCTGTTCAGTTCTACGCTTCGCCGAAGCAAATCATTACCCAGCAATTCTGTGCCTTTGCTTTACCTATCATAACTACAATCAGCCATGCCGTAGCTTATTCTGTGATTTCAGTCCATTTGAAACGGCCTTTGCCTGAGTTTCGCCACTGACCAATGCCGTTAAACTCTCCATAATCAAGCCAGTCGATTACATATTTCATGAGTGAATCATCAAGTACTTTGATTGTAAATTCTACTGTCGAACCTGCCGGCACAGTTTCGCTGTCTGCCAAAGAGATTCTTTCGCCCTGTGCTGTCTGCGCTCTCAGTGGTCTCTGACAATCAGAAAGTTCTGTACCTTCTGGAAGAACAAACGGAATTTTGCGTTCGTTTACAAATACCAGTAAGTCAATTTTTTTCTTATAAGCTGCAAGTTTCTTTGCACCACCGATATAGGAACCGGCCTGTGCAGCTGACTTAAAGAATCCTCTGATTTGGTAGTCCCAAAGGAACGGATTGCCGTTATCATCTTTCGGAAATACTGTTCGACCTTTTTCGACAACTTCTTCAACTCCTAAAGCTTCAACTTCCTGTTCTCTGGAAGGTGCATCTGGTGCTTTAGATGCTATAAATTTCTCGTGAATATCTTTTTCTGCATTTGCGGTTCCTAGAACTTCCTCTAAAAATGTTAATCTGACTTTTATTTCTTTCATCTCGTATTCCTCCGATTTTTATATTTTGCTTAATGCTTTGCTTGTCAAGGCCATGCTCCTCCGCTGCAATTCAATTCTGCGCTATTCCTTTGCCGTTCCATACCTTGCGTCGCGCAACCTCGCATTGGCTTTTCTGTGTGCTTCTACGCTTCTCCTTTTCGATTCTCAGAAGTGTGCTTCTATGCTGTTGCATCTCAAATCAGTGCTTAGCTATGCCTTTGCTTTACTAGGCTATTCCATTCTCAACGTTTCCATTCCATTTCATTTCTTCACGCTGCAGTTCAATGCCTGTCTATTCCGTGGCATTTCATATCTGTTCTATGCATATCCCTTGCCTCGCCCGGCACCGCACCACTTTGCCATCGCAAAGCCAGCCCTGCCAATCTATTGCGCTTTACTCGCAATAACTTCTATTACAGAACGGGCAACTCGTAATTAACTGCCCTGCTGCACTTTCAACGGAATACCCGTGTGTTTCTTTTCCGTACCGTGTCCGTCCTTTCTCGGAATAGATATTCTGGTGGCAAGACCAACAGATGCCATTGCCCGGTGCAAAACGTGGTAATATCTTTGTTTTGCAGTACCAATCCTGTGCTTTGATTGCTTCTGGAATGTTATATGTAGTTGTTGCCATATTAAATCCCCTCCACTTTTAATTCATCGTCGGAAACTTTAAGTAAAATCATCTGTCTGCCTGTATCTGGTATTCTGTCAGCATTCACACTTTCAACATCATCAACCCAAATTGGCAAGTTTAAGCCGTTCAATTTCTGCAAACCAGTCACGAGGTCAATGTTGCAAAGAATCTGATCAGAGTGATTCAATCCATCAAAATATCCGATTCCGTCACAAATCATCTTACAAACTTCCAACGGCTCACCGTCCTGCGTATAGTCGAGGAATTGGAACTGGAAGTGCTTGAAATGTGGATTGATAGCTTCTGCAAGTGCCTGATTTTTTTTGATGGAAAATTCTTTCAACATGTCAAGTTTCTGCTGAATATCGGAATCTTCCTGACCTAATTTCTTTCTGTCCGCATTTAGTTGTTCGAGCGTTTCTGCCTGTTTCTGAACTGCCTGTTTTGCCATCTCAATTTTTGTTTCGATTCCTGTAAGTTCCTTTTCAGCAGACATTCTTTCTGCCTGAACTGCTGCATTTTCCTCAGAATTATTAGTCAGTCCGTCAAGCTGTTCCTGTTTCTTCTGGATTTCTGCTACAACTGCCTGATACTCTTCATTTCCAGACATATCTGGATCTGCCGGAAGCTTCTCTAATTCCTGATTTTTCTGCGCAATCTCAGATGCCAGAGTGGAAATATTTTTCTTTGTCTGCTCAATCTGCGATTCGATGTCTTTGCGCTTTTCCTCAACTTCTTTTCTTCTGGCTACTTCGGAATTGCCTTCTTCTGTAATGTCTTTAAGTTTCTGCTGTTTGTCTGCTTTAAACTGCTCTTTTTTTGCAAACTCTGCATGGATTCTTTCCTGTTTCTTCTGTTCGAATTCAGTTTTAAGAGTTTCAACCTGTTCTTCTGGTAAATTCTGTCCACAGGTCGGGCAAATAGCTGATTCAGGATCAAATTTTTCGTTCTGTATGGCATTTAAATCCGTTTCATCAAATGTGGATGCATATGTCTGCTTGTATTTCATCTGCAATACTGTAATTCTCTGCTGTATACGTTCCGGTTTTTCGGCAGTTGCCAGAAGGTTTTCAAGTGTGCGAAGATTTTCTTCTTCCTGTTTCTGCTTGAATCGTCTGTCATTTAATAAGGAGACGATTTTTCTCTTTTCTTCCTGTAATGCTTCTGCTGCATTTGAGACGATAGTATCTCTGGATTTCTTGAGACCTGTAATCTCGTAGCAGAGCTCGTCATATGCTTTATTGGTTTCATTTAGCAGCTTTTCTTTTTCAAGAAGACCATTCAGTTTATCCAGCACGGCATTCTTCTTTTCTTCAAGAATGGTAAAATCTGGTGTTCCCTGTTTCTTTACGGTATCAATTTCAACCTTTTTGGCATCAATTTTCTTCTGGAAGTCTTTTTTGTCTCTATTGAGTTTTTTCACAACTTCCTCGACAGAATGATTCTTGATGATTTCCGAAACTTCTGGATTGTCCTGTAATACTTTATCCGCATTGAACCCTGCCATCTTTTCAAGCATTACTCTGGCACTTGCTGTTGATTTTCGAAGTTCATTAAGGAATACTCTGGCATTACTACACATCATAATGGTTTCTGAGTCTGATATTCCTTTTAAAAATTCCTTATACTTCGTCTGGTTGTAATCAAACCCATCAACCTGATATTTTGTGGTACTGGAAGATTTACCTTTCTTCGTTTCCTTACGGATCACGGTTTCCTCTCCATCAATCAGAAGTGTGAGTTCTCTTGATACGACACCCTCAACTTCTTCTCCGTCTTCTTTTCTTCTGACATTATTCGGAGATGTACCGTCTGCAAGCTTTCCGGTCAGTGTATCAAAATATGCGTCCATCAACGTTGTTTTACCCTGACGGTTCCTACCGGACACCATCGTTCGTGGTGCAAACTGGTATTCCGCTGCTTCAAATTTCTTATAGTTTTCAATGTTAACCTGTTTCAATTCTACTGTTTTCATGCTGTTTTATCCTCCACCCAATAAGCCGACACTTCATAGGCTATTTTCTTCTCGACCTGATCTCCGACTTTTTTGTTGTACTCTCTGCTCTGGATTCTTCCCTGTAAAATAATATGTGTGCCAGTTCCGCAGGTTCCCATGTATCTTGCATTTCTGCCCCAGCAGATGCATGGTATATAATCAGATATGCCGTATGATCTATTTACCGCCAGAAGTACATCTGCAATCTCTCTTCCATTAGGTGTTGTTCTGTATACTGGTTTCTTGCAAGTAAAACCATCCATAAGAATCTGATTAACTGGAAGTGCGTCTTTGTCCATGAATTTTGCTTCTCTTGCGAACACAAAAAGAAGCAATCTACTGCGATTTCCTTCGTGCTTATTGAACGATCTAAACTGCCCTTGAATTTCCATCATTTCTCCTGTATAGTTCTGATTCACATCAATGAGTCTCTCAGAAACTACAACCGGAAGAACATCTTTCGTTCCACTAAATCGTTCTACGCTAAGTTCGAATCGGTAAAATTTTTCACCATATACTTCATGGCTAAATTCAAATTCTGTTTTAATTTCTCCAACCAGTGTTACCTGATTGTTTTCCAAAAGCTTATTCAACTCCGTTTACCCACCTTTCTAGCTGCATAAAATAGGAAGGGATACCATTGAAGATACCATTGCACTTATGCAGAGCAGCTCAAGTACATCCATTTTCGTCATCCCCCAGAGCAATAATGCAATCGTGAAAAATGTTCCAACCTGTGCCATCACTCCGATAAAATACATTCTTTTTCTCATATCCCTCACTTCTTTCTTTTGGTTGCTGCTGCTGCAAGTAAAGCTACTGATAGTGCTACAACTGCGACTTCCAGACGTTTTGTTTTTGCCACCTGATCTGCGATGATTTCGCTTGCAAGACTCTGGTTTTTAGTTACGTTTTCGGTGTGTTTTGTGATTTTAGACATAAAAAATGCCCTCCTGGTATAAATTTTCTTTTCAAATACAGGAAGGTGTGCTATACTTATCCTGTATTTAACTTACCCTAATTAAGTTAGATACGTGCTCCGGTAGGTGTTGCGTCACCTCCGGGGCAACCTTAGTCTTTTTTCGGAATGTAGCTGATACCTAAAATTAAAGCTACATCTTTTTTGTCAATAAAATCTGAATTATCTGCATTCAGCATTGCTTCGAGTGCCGCTACTCTCCCTGCCAGAAAAGCAAATTCTTCGCCCATGTTTTCCGGTACATATTCGAACTTACTCATTTTCCCTCCATTAAAATTTTCTCAAGATGCTTTTTGACTCTGATGAAATTCTCTTCTTCCTGATAGCCATTTTCCGAAATGTTATACATAACTCCTTTTTGATCGCCATCAAAAAATTCATCGTAGATACTAACGCTCACAAATCGACCGTGTTCATAATTTGTAACACTGAAATTTACAGTCGTGAGATTTCTTTCCTGCACTTTCCTGCATAACTGATACAGGGTATCTATTTTTGTATTAAAACCACTCATGCTATACTCCTTTCTGTGGTATAATCTTCTATGGGAAGGAGGTGTGACCAATGGATATTAACCAAATTGCTCATGATCTGGCTGTTGCTAAATTATGTGCTGAATTACCGGGAAATCTGGATAATCCTCATATCTGCCAGAGATACTTCAAATACCGCGCAGAATTTGTTGATCTTCTGGATTCCCATGATGAAGATTACTTTCTCAATGAACTTGATAAAGAGAAAGTAAAGAATTTCAAAGCTGTCAAACAGCCTAGCGTCGAGAACTAATTACATTTGTTGGATGTGTTCCGCGTTATTCTTGTGATGTGGAGCACATCCTCCAAAGAAAACTGAACTTTGAAGTCATATTCACCTTCTGTCCAACTACACTCCACAATACCTTTTCCTTTAGTTCCAATTTCTTCGTACATTTCGGGCGGCATATGCAATTCTTTGCCATTTCTGAACTTGATAATTGTTTCATCGGCACTCTTCACTTTCACACCTCCTACATTGTCATCTGGGCATTGCAGTCGCGAATCATCATCTTTGTGTTGGTACACGGTGTCCATCCTTTGATGTATTCGACTGCTTCCTGGTATCTCAATTTCGGAATGTTATTTCTGGCATTTACATCGAAGTAAGTCTTTACATCCCTGTTGCATTCTGCAAATACTTTCTTTCCAATCTCATCATAAGCATTGGATTTCTTTCCACCCAGAACCTCGATCACCACCTTGGAAACTAGATCACTGATGTACTTCTGCTGACCGTAATCAATGGTCATGGTATTCTCAAGTTTCTCGATTCGTTCCTCATGGTCTTGATTGCCAAGAGCCAGAAGCTGAATCTGTTCTGCCACTGTCATTGGCTTTCTGGAACCTTTCTCGAAATATTCATCCACCAGTCTGTCATATACTTCCCAGGCTTTGCCGGTATTCAATGACTTTGCATGGAGGAATGCTCCCTTTTCTGTCCAGAGGTAGAGCTTATTGATTCTTGACGAATCGTCAAAATGACGTTTCGTTTTAAATTCCTTTAATTCTTCTCCCTCAAGGCAAATGAAATGTTTGCCTTCGATGTATCTTTCTTTGTTTCTGCTGAAATTTTTTGAAATGATTTTCGTGTCAGTTCCATACGCTTCAGCAATCTGCTGTGTGGTAAGAACTCGAATGTTCTTGTACTCTGTTACTGTTAAGTTGTTCATGCAAAATCCTTTCTATTGAGTTTTCTTTCCTAACCTCTTTATAATGTAACCACAGGCTCTATAACGCCGAGTAATTTGAAAGGAGATAGGAATTTTGTTATTACTTCCATACGTAGATGGTCTTTTCCGATCCGGTGAAAAAGTAACTGAAACTACTGTTTTCACTTGTTGTAATTGCAACTCTAAAAGAACTGTAAAACCCGGTAAGATCATCCCTAAATGTTCAAAATGTAACGACTACACCTACTGGTTCAAAATCGTGACGCTTTGATTGCTTTCAATGTCTGCGAACATTGTTTCCGGGTGGTATTCATCTTTCAAATCGCTGTTTGCATAATCAATGGATTTCACTTGGAAACAAATGTTTGCACCGTTTTGAGTGTTGAACACTTTCACATATTTCTTTCCATTTCTCGCAAAGCACATTACTCTTGTCTTATCTGGGATTCTTACAATCTGCGGTGCGAATAATCTTTTTAAAAATTGCTTTAGCACATTTATGACTCCTTTCTCAATAACCGTCTGCTTTTTCAGTTTCCTGTCCCAGAAACTTATTCACGAAATACAACTGTCCCTTTCCACTGACTTTTGTCGTGCGTGTGATTCTTACTGAACCATCTGGATTCTGAACATTAGATTCTTTGATTTCAAATAATCCCTGCTCAACGTATTTCTGTTTTGGCATATTTCGTGAACTTCCAGAAACCATCAGATAGCCATTGTCTCTCATCCACTGGAACAATCGTTTCTGTCCTATCTGGTATCCGTTCTGACAGATAAGTTTTGCCAAGTCTCCGATAAGAATTGATGTGTGACTTGCAGATACTGCATCTGCGAAAATTGTTTTCGGTCTATCAGCTTCAATTTTCTCCGCAAGAGACTTATTTGTATCTTTCAACTTCGCAATCGTCTGGTCCGCCATCTTCAATGCTCTAGCAAAAACCTGTTCTGGTGTATTCCATGCTTTTTCGAGGTCGATGAGATACTGTCGACATTCTTTCCCTTTTTCAGTTCTGCTCATAAGGCAAATGTGTTTCGCCATATCTACTGATAAGGAATAGTCTTGTATTTCTCTGTGTGCTCCGTTATTTACAACCGTACCTGAAAGTACACTTGTAAAATCTTCGTTTTCAACGAATCCCTGAGAATTTGTCTCAAACCATGCTGAAAATCGTTTGCTGATTTCAAGAGATTTATGTAACTCTCTAGCTGATACAGTTGGTTCATTGCCATCATAATTGATTGTCATTAATTGTTCCGTGGTTATCACCTCTTCTCTTAATCACTATTCTTAATCTCCATTACATCTTTCCGCGAATTACTTTCAACGGTATCAGCAACGCCGTTCATATACCCCAGAATATAATGTTTTTTATCTTCTGGAAGTTTATTGATTCGTGTTGTTACATCTCTAATAAGTTGTCTCTTTTCCTCCGACATTTTCTCACCTCCTGTTTCTTGTTACGTTGTAAATGTATAATAGCACATTCTCAACGCATTGTCAACGTATTTTTTATTTTTTATGCGTTGACAACGCATTTAGTAAATGTTATACTTTAGTCATACCTTAAGGAAAGGAGGTGTGCAAAATGGAAGAACGTTTGAAAATATTGCGTAAACATTTGGGACTTTCAAGAGAAGACTTCGCCAAAAAACTCGGTTTGAAAAGCCGTGGAAAAATTGAAAATATAGAACTTGGAAGAACAACTCCAGATGACGACTTCTTAAAGCTAATTTGTAATACTTATAATGTTTCTTATGGCTGGCTCGTGAATGGAAACGGCGAAATGTTCCAAGACGATGGCGATGCGCAGGCTATCGTTGATTCGGTAATGACCGGGGATAATGAATTTGCTAAGAAGATTCTTGTCAAGTTTGCAAAGCTCAGTGATGAACATTGGAAGCAGCTCCAAGAAATCCTAACAGAATTGGAAAACAATTAAAAAAAAAGAAAGGCCAGAGAATAAAAAGCTCTGGTCTTTTCTTATATTCTGCTTTGTTGTTTTGATTTATAGTGATATAATAAAGTCAACTAATACCAAGGAGGAAATGTCTATGAAGAAAAAGCTATTAATTGCATTTTGTACTTTTGCAATTTTAGGAGTTTCTACTCCAACTTATGCAGGCGGCGTGACTGGCGTTGAAGTTCAAAAGGATGACTCTGAAAAGTACGGTGTAATCAGTGATTTTGATTATGATATAGAGGGAAACTCTGTGAAATTGCACGGTTATGATGGCAAGTGCAAAATTTTGGAAATTCTTCCATCATACAATATTGACGGAACAGACTACGCAACAGATTTATCAGATTTCCAGATTAGAATTGGAAGTTCTCATGTTGAATCAGTTATTTTTCAAGAAGGAATTACTGAAATATATGATGCTGTTTTTAATTCCTGTGATGTTCAAAAAGTATTTTTTCCTAAAAGTATGATAAACGTAACAGATAAAACCTTATCTTACTTAAATCCTAAAGAAGATGGCGATCTCATCCAGATTTACTATGCAGGCACACAAGACGACTGGGGAAACATTTTTACAGAATATAAAAGAACAAAAGTTGAAGATGCTGAATTCGGAGAGGAATTAGGAACATCTATTGCGGACAAAATAAATTCAATGTTAGGCAGCGATTATGACAGTTCCGAATTCGAATATTATTTCTCCGCATCGCCAGATGATTTAAAAACAGAATAATTATTATGCCGCATCTGCTTTAACTGTAGATGCGGCATTTTAGGCTACTTTTCTCTTAAATATAAGTATACCAGCAACTTGTATACTCTTTTTAAAGTACTTTCTAATTTTACCTTATCTAATAATTCAATAATCTCTTTCTTATAATCCATAAATAACCCTCCCTGTTTGAAAACTACCGCCTACATTAAAGCATATTCCCGGTCAGTGGGAAATATGTTCCGAACTTATGTTTGCATTATGTTATATAGTGCGTCCAATTAAACGGGATCCATTCAAATTTCCCCTTGCCAGTTGCCAGCGATAAACTGGAATATTTGTGATTTCAAATATGACCTTTACTTTCGCGAATATAAAGTTCGTTTTTACCGGATTTTCTGTGTTTTCTACAATATCGTTCGTTCTTAGAACCTCTTTTATGCTTTGGTTTAAGGTTGAATGCTTGCACATATGCTCTGCCAAGCGGATGGAGCTTTTACGCAAATAATCTTGATTGCACATCGGCAAGTGAATGATGTAGCTTGCAAAGAAGATTACTCCTACTGCGATCAGCAATCTCTCAATCTTCCTCATAATATATACCTCTTTAGTCTATAATTTATGTACTTAGTTATACCACTTTTTGTGCAAATTAATCGGGCAAAACGATAAAACTGCATTTTTAATGGATAAAAATATGAAAAATATTTCGGTTTTGACTATGATATTGTTGAATCTTGAGGTATAATATATGCAAATTTTACCAAGGAGGAAATATTTTTATGAGAAAGAAAGTAAAGTTTCTAGCTAGTATTGGGCTTTCAAGCATTTTGCTTGCATCCATGCCATCCAATGTTTTTGCGGAAGATTTTGTGCTATACGAAGAGAACGGCATTCATGTTGAAACAAAAGGATTAACCGATTCCCCGTCCACAGGCACTATAGGACTGTATATCGAAAACAATTCTAATTTGAATTTAGGCATAGCTCCTTATGCTTATGCCATAAACGGTATTATGGCAGGCGGCGATCAGTATGGCATAAACTCCTCTGATGTAGCACCCGGAAAGAAAGCGAATTCTACTTTGGAGCTGATAGATACATGGGAAAATAAAGATTTCTTCAAAGACTACCAGATGAACGAAGTAGATAGCTTTGACGTTCTCTTGTGGGCTTACGACAATGCAAAGAGCTTCAAGGCTTTTGACAGCGGTCAGATTCACGCTGACGTAACTGGAACTACTGTGGTTTCTTCTCCTGTATTTGACGGTGCACAGAACTTGTATAACCAGAACGGCATTAGTGTCGATTTCATTTCCTCAGAGGGTAACAGCTTCACATTTTGTATCACAAACACTACTGGACAGTATTTCGCATACGATGTAACTTCTGAGACTTATAACGATTTTACAATGTCAGATAGTTATGAAATATTCAATCAGTATTTATTAGATGGTTGCAAAACTCTTGTGACCCTAACTCCTACAGATGATTTTCTTACAGCAAACGGAATTTCCGATGTGTCAAACGTAGATTTCGCATTAACGATTCGTCCATTAGCAGAATATGATAACGAATATACTACGGACTTAATTTCATATCAAAAATAATTCATTGTAAAGCAAAGAGCCGAGGATTTTACTCCCCGGCTCTTTTTATGGCAAAACCTGCATTCACGATCACATCTCCTCCCCAGAGTAATCTGGCAGGCTGTACCAACGTATTAAGATGTCGATTTTTTTCAAACTTCCGCTGAACTATTTACACATTTCCGTTTCAGTGCTACTATATTACCATAATTAATTACTTAGATGAGGATAATCTGATGAAAGTTGAAGTGCAAGCGATAAACGGAAGGTGATTACTATGAAAATCGCTATTTGTGACGATTGTGAACTACAGGTTGAGTATTTCAAACATCGAATTGAACCATTTTTAAAGCAAAATGGTGACCGGAACTATACGATAGACGGTTATTTCAGCGGGGAGCCCTTGATAGATGATGTCAAGGACGGAAAATGGTTTGATATGATTGTTTTGGATGTGGTACTTAAAAACGAAAATGGCGTGGATATTGCCAAAGAACTCCGAGAGTGTGGATATAAGGGCAAAATTGCTTTCTGGACAGCTCACAAGGATTTTGTTTTTGATGCGTTGGATGTTGAATTTACGCATTATATCATCAAGGGAAATGAACACGGAAGAATGTTTTCTATGATTGACAATACCTTGAGTGATATGAAACACAAGATGCTCACAATCAGACACAGAGATTGCATTATAAGGATTCCATTGAACAAAATCGAGTACCTCGAAGCACGGGATAAGCAAGTTTTTGTTCATTGCACGAACGGGATTATGCACAGTATGTATGCAACTTTAAAGTCGGTTGAGCCTTACCTTGATAAACGGTTTTTGCGTTGCCATAAGTCATTTGTTGTAAACATGGATTATGTGCAAAAGCTGGATTCTGATTTTACGATGTTTTCTGGTGATAAAGTACTGATTCGTAAGAACGGATATGCGGATATTAAAAATCAATATTGGGAATATATTATTAAATAAAATAAAAGAGATGATCTGTCAAGGAATAGAAACAGATCATCTCTTTTTTGAGTTCATATCCAAACTCTGGGGAGGAGTTGAATTATGGTATATTTATTATATTACATTTATCACACTTTGCAAATATATTTCGTGGAAACAAATCCGAAATACTTTCCGGCAATGCGGATGTAGTACCAGTCGGTTTTGTCTTTTGTTCCTATCAGCGACAAAAAGGTGGCAATGCCATTAGCCAATTATTAGATGGCAATCAAATCTTTCCAGGTGTTCTTTCCGCATTCCCCGTCAACGCTCAGAACCCCGTTTCTGGATTTCTGATACTGTTTTAATGCATAAATGGTATTTGCATCTGCTTTTCTGGATAAGCTCAGTGCTTTCCCGTTTTTTCCTTTAAATCCTCTTGCGATCAAAATCTCTTGAAGCAACAGGACAGAAGTTCCTTCGCTTCCAAGTTTTACTAATTTTGGCTCAAACATATAACCGGCTCCTTTCGATGTGGTCGTTGATGGTTTTGTGCTAGTTGATGGTTTTGCGGTAGGCTTACTTCCAGTAGTATTGGTAAGTCCACTAAAATCAATTCCTTTTCCAGTAAATCTAAGACGATGCGTCCATCCGTGACTGTACAGGTACCAGGGCTGTGTACGGATCTCATTTCCAGAATTATCTTTCGTATCTTTTGTGCCCTCCGAACTTCTGGCATGAACAATGTCGTTCTTACCAATCGCCATTGCTACATGACTATTGGATCCATTCGGATTATTGTCCGCCAGTTCCAGGTCGCCTTTTATCATCTGTTTGTGTGCGGTCTGATTCCTAGCGACAACCTCAAATCCGGCATTCAGCATCTTGAGCATATTGCCAGTATAAGAGCAATTCTCTTTGAGATAACGCGCCTGTTTGGTAAGCCCATTTTTGAGGAACGCATAGTAATAAGCAGTAAGTGCCAATGAGCTACAGTCAAAAGATTTCGGAATGTTAATTTCGTATAAACTCCTAATTCTCTGACTGTATCCATGACTGTTATCATTGGCAATATTTACCGCAAAGCTTACTGCATCGTTTTTCACATTCTGGATAATCTGTTCTTTTGTCTTTGCCATTGTTCCACTCTCCTTTGCTTCTGTATAATCTTTATAAAATATATTTCTATCAACTTTGGTATTAATTCCTGGAATCGTTGCTTTTGAGCTGTACTGCCAGCCAACACCCCAACTTGGACGTAATCTCTCAACTACTGTCCCGTTATCATTTGCCGGATATCTGGCAATCCAGAAATCATGCTTTTTGAGGTGACTGCAAATCACATTCATGTACCAGTCAAGATTGCAATAGATTGCAAATTTATAACCAGCAGCAACAATAATCTCTCTGAATGCTTCTGCCAGATTATGAATACTTTCAGCTCCAAGTACTCTCTGTCTATGATTCTCTAAGTCGAGGAATACTGGAAACTGAATCTTTCTTCCGTTCAGTACGGATACAACCTTTCTGGCTTCGCTCTGGGCTTCAGATACTGTCAAAGCATAGGAATACTTGTATACTCCTACTGGAATTTTATATTTATTGCATCCGGCAAAGTTGTTCTCGAACTGACCATCAATAACATTTCCAGTTTCTGTAATTCTCAAGATTGCAAAATCCATTCCGTAATTTGCAACCTTGTTCCAATCAATCTTCCCTTGCCACGATGATACGTCAATTCCTTTTAACTCCATAGTTAGCTCCTTTCACATGCATTTTCTAAAAGTTGGATGGTATCCCAAATTTCTTCAATTGGCTTACCATGTCCATTAATGTGCAAAAGTAAATCAAAAATTACAGACCATAGTTTCCGTATGATTTCCTCGTTACTCATATTGTGCCAATAAGGATTCGATCTCATTGATTCTGTCTCTGACTTTCTGCCTCTCAGAATTAAGCTTGTCCATATCATATGGAATCTCTCGTCCTGTGAGCTGATATTCAAGAGCCTTGATTACCTTCCAGTCTCCGATCTTTGACGTGTTCGCTTGTAATTCCGACCTCAATACCCTGAGTTCCGCTTCAAGATTTTCTTTTTCTACGTTCTGCTCAAAATTTTGCTCCATTATGCTACCGCCTTTCTAAATAGTTTTTCAAAAAGTTTATCCATGCTGTGAATAGATTTCTTGCAATCATATTTCAACTGACAATTTCTCCAAGATTTGTAGGTAAATATGATTTCGCCAAGAGTTATTTCTTTATTATCAAGTTTCCTTTTAAAAATCTTTAGTTTTCTCCGTTCCCTCACAAAGTTGCTTTTGCATGGCTTATGCACGATTCTTCCCGAATCCGTAATAAAAATATATTGCTTAAGGAAAATAAAACCTTTATCAATTCGGCAGATATGTGTCTTTTTCTTGTTCAGTTTCATTCCTAGCTCTTCTATGATTTCTTCCGCTCCATTTAAAAGACTTTTTAAGTATTCCTTATCGTTGCTGATTGTATAGAAGTCGTCCATATGTCTTGCATATTTTCCGCATCCCATCACGGATGTAAAATAAATATCCAATGGTGTAGGATAGTAAATTCCGCAAATCTGCGATATCTGAGAGCCGATTCCAAGTCCTTTACCATCGTCGCTAAATGAATGGACAATCATTTCAAGCAAATTTATCATCTTTTCATCTTTGATGTGTCTATTCAGTGATCCAATCAGCTTATCATGTGGAATATTTTCGAAGAACTTGCTAAAATCTCCAACAAGGATATATCCTTTATTCCCATGCTCTCTGTAGTAATCCCTCAAATGCTTATCAAGTCTTTTCCTGGTAAACTCAACGCCTTTCCCTTTTACAGAAGCACCATTATCATAGATAAGCTTTGAATATAGTACAGGTTCTAAAACATAATCACAGACTGCTCTTTGAAGTACTCTGTCTCTGATTGATGGTGATTTGATATGTCTTGTTTTTCCTCTCTCATTAACATCAAATTCTACGAATCTATCTGGCGTATACGTTCCTTCTATCAAACTTCTTCTCAATTTGATGAGATTCGGTAACAAGTTTGCTTCGTATCTCTGGATAGATGCTTTCCAATCAACTCCCATCTTGCATTTCTGGAATGACTGGTACAGGATATTCATATCTGTTATTTTTTCGTATAAATTTTGTTGCATATTATCAAATAGTACACGTTTACAGCCGTCAGACGTATCCGTTGGCATCATGCACATTATTTACCCTTTCGGGACGGATAAGGTTTCCTTCGTAAGATATACACGGCATCAGCCTTTTTGTATATCATTCAAATCGTGGACGCACATAGTTGTTGGCATTCGACGCGTTGTTGTAGTTCGCATTGCCATTGTTGTTGCAATTACAGAAATTCGACGCCGAGGCTATCAAACCTTACCCGATGTAAATATTTACTTTCCTTTCTCTATATTTTTGCGGTCTCTGCTATCTCTTTGTCTCCATCCTTTCAACAGATCAACTTCTCTTTCTACTGCCTCAAGAAGTGGGATTAACCTGTTCAAATCAATCGCAAAGCAAGATGCTATATATTGTAATTCCTGGTACAAGCTATAACAGATACCAATTGCATTATTTTGATATTTTCTCCTTACAGCATATTCCTCATGCAAGAACTCTTTTGAAGGATATATGGAATTCGCAAGTGTGATGTTGTCTATAAGGTCTTTCATGTAATCCATCATTACTTTTCTTTCTTGCTCTACAAACCAATTCGGAAATTCTGCTTGAAACTCATGGTTTGGAGTCTTGCCATATTTCGAAAATATCTCATCTATCATCTGCTGGTCTTCTTTTGAAATATCCTTAATGACTTGATTCACGGATTTCGGATTTCTTTTTACTCCGAAATCACGCATCATCCACTTCGAAATCTCAGTCCGCATATAAATCGCATTCTTGTAGAATTCCATTGTGGATAGACTTCTTAAGTGTTTTAAAACTGAAATTTTATTTTTCTCCTTTCTTCCATCCGCACCCACAAGGGGTGCAGATTCCAGATTCCGCTACGCTGCGATTACGAAGCGTGGACGCACATAGCGGCTGGCATTCGACGCGCTGTCGCAGCCCGCAAGGCCACTGCCGCTGCAATAACAGAAATCCGACGCCGAGGCCACATCTTTTAGCCAGAACCACGCACTGCGATTATTCACTGCCTGTTTAGAGTGTCTAAACAATTCAAGCTGATGATTCGCATTCCCTGTATCATAAGCAGATGAACTCCATACGATTGAGCCATATAACTCAACTTCGCTCAGTAGAATTGCTTGCGCAGAAATCCATTCCCAATCATTTGAACAGCCGCCAGACGTACCAAAACGGTTGTATCCGCTGGCATTGATAGCTTTGCTTACCAGTTCTCTGGTGGTTTTTAGACGAGAACCAAATTCTGCGAAAAGCTGTTGATTGATGGTTGCTCCTGCGGAAGTAGAACCAGCTGTTGCAACATTCCCAATCACTTTCGTGTTCATTTCTGACCCTTTATATCCGCCAACAGTGGTATTTGTCGGATTCATTCGGCTTCTGCCAAAATGCTGTGTACCACCAAATCCCTGTCCCGGAACCATGACGAGATGGTGATAATCCATTGAGATATTATCTCCGTTACCCCACAGGGAATCAATTCCGGCAATCGTAACGTACTGTGAGCCTGTCAACTGTAACGTACTATCTGGATTCGGCGCTGAGATTGCGCGGCTCATTTTGATGTAGTCGCCAACGTAGATATCTTCAAAGAGAGAATATCCGCCTGTTCCATTAAGGCGCTTCCACAGTGAGCCATCGTTGTAGTACGAAGTGATGTCTTTTGGCACAAGGCGCGGGATATTGTGAGACATTCTGGATAATATCGTTTCCGCTATAGATTGCATTGTGACCTGCTTATTTGATTTTCCAGATGTATCATACGTTAAAAAGGTATCCGTGTCCGCTGGCTTTGTTTTTACTGGGTATTCATTAAATTTTGCCATATTAATTCTCCTTTTCTATATTGAACTTTTCATAGAGCTGATTAATAAGTTTCTCCTGTTGGTCAATTTTCTTTTTCTGTGCTTTTAGCATTGCGAACATTGCAGGTATCATGATACGTTCGTTCCAGTTCTCGGGAAGTCCGTCTGTGTTATGGTCAACTGCCAAAGGAAAATACTTGTCCACATCTTCTGCTATGAACATTGGGAATTCTACGCCTACGCGTTCATCTCCTTTTGCGAGGTAGCCTTCTTTATACCGTGCCATTATTGGTTCGATGTTGTACAGATTCTCAATAAATTCTTCTGGCAAGGAAGCTCCGAGGATTTTGTAGCGTTTGGAAGAAGATGAACTCATGTATACTAGATTGTCATGAATCCTTAAATAATTTCCAGATGAAAGTGTGTCTAAATTGAAAATCTGAAATTTATCCGTTCCATCGGAAAAAGGTTCTGTTCCGCAAATTATGTTAAAGCCCCCATCGGCAACAAGACCATTTCCATAAGCATACAAATCAACCCCATTTACTGATATCTTGTTTTCTATTGCATTCAGAACAATGGTATTATCTTTTGAGCATATAGTGCCTTGTTCTTTATTTATAGTCCATCCACCAATATTCCCATCATTAGCCGATAACGTTCCTGTAAACGTTCCATCAGCAGATTTCAAGCTACCGGAAAAAGTGCCTTTTTTAAAATTAACTCCCGTGTGGTCAATATAACCGATTTCACTTCCAGTTTCATCTCGAATAGATAATTTTCCATTGCCATTATTTACACCGCCCAATGTCAATTCACCGCCAAGCGCTGCACTGAAACTGATATACAGTTGACCATTCTTGTAGTACAATCCTTTCCACTTTCCATTATCCGAAAGAATCTCTACTATCTTAGTCTGTGTAAGTGATGCAACATCAAGAGCAACCGAATACGTCTGCATATCCGCAATGCTCGTTTTAGCTTGATCAAGATAGCAAGTCACTCTAATCATTCCGCGTGAACCAATAATTTGAAGTGAAGAAGTTATTGTGCAAGCGCCTGTAGCTTCTGTTTGGTTAAGTGTTATAGTCGTCCAAGTTTTTCCAGAATCAGAACTTCTTTCTGCTTTCCACCATCCTGCATAGGCTGTCTCTTCTCCTTGACCATCACGATAATATACGTTAACGGTAAGCTTTTCTGGACTGACTTTTTTATCTTGCCCCATCAACAATATTTCCGTGTTTGCTCTAAGGTAATACGTTCTTCCTGGAGGCCCGTCTTCTCCACGCATTCTCGCCCATGTATATTTCGCTGGGTCTGCACTGTCCGTCTTTTCGAAATCGGAATAATGACCAATGTAAATTCTATCTGTATCCGTTGTGGAAAAATCCACAGTTCCGTCAATACTATTTGCATAAGCGGTATGGATGTAAGAAGTTTCTCCGTTCTCTCCCGGAATGCCAATTCCATCCGCTCCGTCTTCGCCGCGAAAACGGCTCCAAATGTAATCTTTCGGATTATCAGACGGTGTTTCTGTAGTTTTATTGTCAGCAATTCCAACGAAGATTGCTTCTGTGACTGTATAGATTTCATCCCCAGTACTGTCCAGTATGGGACTTTCGGCGCTGTCCAGAAGTTTTACATAATCTGGGCTATCACTCATATCAGAGCCATCCGGCATGGATGCGTATTTTCTCCATGTATAAAGCTGTTTTCCGTTTTTCCCTGATTTCTGCTTGGAAATCGTAAATCTCTTCGTTATAGAAAGATTAATCAGGTACGTTGCCTTAATATCCACCCATCCATTGTCTGCACTCAAGCCTGTGACAGTGTAAGTATGCGTATCTACATCCCAAGAGCCGGTTACACTGTCTGATTTTGTAATGGTATAGCTACAATCATTTGTGATATCTGACGAGCCGTACATAACTTTCGCTGTAGTTGCCACTGTTGGAAATACCGGAATGTTGCCGTCTGCGTCAGATGTGATCGTCTGCATATCGTTCGACAGCTGGAATGTCATATTCTTGGCAGATGCAATATTGTTGTCCATTTTTGTCAGTTTATCCGGCAAAGAACTACCACCAATTACAACATTATCACCACTGATGATTACTTTTTTGGTATCCATATCAACCTGGAAGATGATATTTCCACTCTCATCCCTTACAGTAATCGCACCTGTGTTAATCCAGTCAGCATTTAATCCTACGGCTGTGAGGATTCTTACAATCGTATCACCATCTACTGTCATACCACCATTCCAAGTCTGCCCACCATCTGTAGACACTCCCCACGCTTCGGAGGTCATCTTCCAGATAGCTTTGGATTCTGCCAGAGTTGGTTTGTCGTGCAAGTAGAAAATGTCGCTACCATCTGCCTGTTTCTGGACTGTGGTATAAACTCCTGTTGCTGAATCAATTCTTTTTCCAAATTCTTCAAGAGCTTTTTCTCTCTCGGTTTTTTCCTGCTTAACCATATTTCTTGCAGCAACAAATGCCTGCGTCGCCTGGGAATATCGGGTGCTGCTATTTTTAGCAGCGCTTTTGGCATTACAAGCTATCTTCTGACCGGATCCCGGTTTCAATGTAGTTGTGGTAAGTAGCGATGTGTATATTTTTCCATTTCTATCCACAATAATCAGTGAATCTCCGGCTTCCAGAGCTACATCTGTAGGACACTCGGATTCAAATGGTCTAAATCTCATGCCAACGCATTTCTCGGCAATCATTGAAGCAATCGTCTGGCCATCGCCAACACGAATCAATTTATTACCAGAAATTCCAAGTACATATCCCTCTGTACCAACCATGTAAGTTTGCGGATTATCAGAAGAGGATTCGCTGTATTCAGTTACTTTCACGCCTGTGATTACTACATCTGTATGATGCGGAGTAAAACCATAGGTGGTTTCTATTTCAGAAATGTTACCTTTTTCGTCAGTTGCAAAAAGCCTCAATATGCCATCATTTTCCAGAAATGTTCCGTTATTTGCCGATAAAATACCATTTGCACTGGATAATTCAAGCGAGATATTGCTATCATCTTGCGTTTTGAGAACTCCAAGATCATTAATAATGAGTTCTTCTTCATTGATGCTGCTATACCAACCGATGCACAATCTGCCATATTCATCGCATCTCATCCACTGACAGCCAATCTGTGCAACCCACTGTAGAACCTGGCGAAATGTTAAAGCTTCGTCATTTGGACGATTCTGCACGATATAATCATCTCTGTCAAATGATGTTGTTTGCAAAGTAACCCCACATACCTCGCAGGCATCTCGTACAATCTGCCCTCTGGTTGCCGGATACTTCAATTTGCTGTCTGAATAGTTCCGGTCAAACTTCCGCATATTATCTTCGCACGTAAGGTCTATGGTCACCGTTTCGTCTTCCGGCTGTTCAATAACTGTCACTGTACAAATACGTGTTTTTTCAATAACCGCATTTTTATGAACTATGATTGTATCACCGGTTGAATCCAGTATTTGTTCTCCAGCTGAATCTAACAGTTCACTTGTATCCTCATTTTCAATCTGTAATCCAACATAACATATGACTTCTGCTCCCTCAAAATCGTAATCGGAGTACTCACCGTCAAAATTGTTAATACTAAGATTCAATACATTAATGATTGCAGAACCGATGTCAAAGCTACTATCCCCGGACACGGAATCTTCAAACGAGAATCCATTTGCCCACAGATTGGCACTGGTCAGATTGAGTACAGTTCCGTCTGTAAGTGTGATATCTGCATACTTGAGGTACTGCACGTCCATTCCGTTCTTAACTTTTTCTTTCCATCTGTTAGATAATTTTCTCATGCATTACCTCTCAATCACATCAAAACTGATAGATTCTGTTCTCTGGTTTCCATGCCACCACCATTTAACAGGCGCACTCCTGTCACCAACATAAAATGTTCTGGTTTCGTATTTTCCAGACATCATATCTGGATATGTAATTTGGATGTACTCGGGATTGAACGCTTGAAGAATCTTAGCTGTAGTAGCCCAATCTTTACCTTTCCACTGCAAAGCTAATTTCCTTTTTTGCGCTACCCTGTTTTTATGCATGACAGAGTCATCAGATCTTCCTGATTTTGCCGCTGATACGTCCTGTAATCCCCATGTGTAGGAAGACGGGCAAGGCATCGAGACACCGTTTACTTTTAAAAATATTTCTGCCATATAACACCTCATAAAAGAAAAAGCACCTTCCCGAAAGAAGATGCTTAATTACACGAAAATAGCGCCTATCGCTCTGATAGACGCTTTATGATTCTTTATTATATCACATATACAAGGTGAGATTCAGTAAGAAAAAGTTATATTAATGTTTCTTTTGGATATCAGAAATGAATCTTTCGAAGTGCTCTTTGCAAAATGATTCATAATCCGTGTTTCCCATAAGAATTGCCCGATTTTTTCATCCTACCATTTCTCCTTTAACTGATTAATTGGTGTTCCAACTACTCCGGCACTTTCCCCACTGTCGGTTACTTTGAAATAAGCACCTTCGATTTGTGGATACATAAATTCGAACATCAAATAATTCGCAGCATCGCAAAGATACTCCGTGTTACCGGTTTCTTTATATTTTTTAATGCACATATCATGAGATTCTATGGCATTTACCAATTTCTCGCCGAAATTATCTTTTGCAGTGCCGTATTTGTAAAAACTGACTTCTACTCGATTTTGCCTCAGTTCGTCAAATCTGTCTGAATACTCTGCCGGCATTTCTTTTCCAAGTCTACTCATTTCTTTCTCACTTTCTAATTAATTACTGTAATATTTTTGCCTAGAATCAATTCTGGTATATTATCTGAGGAAATTATCGCCAGATGATTTTGAAACGTTTTCCACTTCATTTATCACAGCAAGAATAAGTTTTTCAACAAACTGTTCTTCTGGCGATCCTGCATACTTTTCTCTGAGTCTATCGGCTTCAGAGATAAACTCTTTCCATAAATTTGTATCGTCAGCCGAAATTGACCAGTATTTTTTGTGAAGTCCCCACACTTCCTGCCATATGGTAAAGTATTTTTGTTTGAAATCCATTATTCCTCCCACATGTTTGTTTATTTATCATTCATTAACTCAATTTGCTCCGAAAGTTTCATTGCGATATTTTTTCGAATATCACCTTTTATGAAATGAAAAATACGATAATTGGTATCTTCTCTGAAATTTATATCAAAATACATGTCAATGCATGATTTATAAATATACTCAAAGCCATAAGCATCTATCAACTCAATCATCTCGTCTGGTACTGTAACAATTCCCTCTACTACGGTTTTTATATATTCTTCTTTCAAATGAACATGGCTTCTGCCTAGTTTAATTTTGTATTTTTCCAAAAAATATAATATGACATTAGTGACATTTGTTTTCAATTCTTCATACTCTTCGCATCCTACATCATTCCAATATTGGTTTATTCCTTTCCTCAAAAGGATTTCGCTTATTCCCATTCCGAGTGGAGACTGGATGCTCCTTGTTTCCGGTTTACCCGGACATGGAGAATCTACTGGTACTACTTTAGTAGTATCAGAATCTTTAACTCTCTTTTTATAAACCTCATCTAAATCTTTATTATAGTTCTTATTAATTAAAGAGTTTCCATTTTGGGGAAGTTCCATTTTCCCATTTTGGGAAATTCCATGGTTTTTCTTGTTTTGGGAATTTGGAAATTCCTCTTTTGGGGAAAACCAGTGTTTATCATCATTTGACACTACTTTTTCGCGATTTTCCTCTTCTGGTAAATTCTGATTTGAGGAATTCATGTCACTTTGTTCAATTTTGTTGTCTTTGATAATTTCAAGAGCAATTTGTTCTTTCCATTCTTTGATAGCAACATTTATTACTTCATCATTAGGTCTGATATGTGTTGTTGGAGCACCGTTAATTTTGAACTTTTCAACAATCACTAATTTTTTTGCTTTTAATTTTTTCATCGCAGAATCATACTGCTTAGGTGCAACTCTTATTTCGTTTGCCCATTCATCTCTACGCCTAGCAATCCAAAAATAACCTTTCTTTTTGATTTTTGTTCTGACGCACTCATTTTTTGAATCTTTATCAAACCAGTACATAATTTGAGATAATAAAACACCTGCTGTCAAATCACCTGCAATATCGATATAAGCGTGTAAAGTATGATTAAATCTATGTGAAAATATGTAATCTACTTTTCTTTCTAATTCATTTTGGGATAATTCTTTGATTTGTTCGCTCATAATAGATAACCTCCATGTCGTTAATGCGTGACTGCCTTGTAGCCACAGATCCATGATTTATAAAAACAGTAGGCAGGTGTATCATGGAATTACACTTTTCGGGAGCTACCCTAGCCTACTGGTTTTACCAAAATTATTTGTTTCTGCTCTTATTCATCATGTCACGCATGGTGCTGAGAATAAACTCATATGTTGCCTGGTAATCATTGTGTCTCCCATTTGCCATTACGCCTTTTAATTCTTCAAGCATTTCCACAAAAGAACAGATGTCTTGAGATTCTACATTGCAATCAATCAAAAGATAATTTGTGTTATTGATATCAGCAATTCTATTTATATACTCTTTGATTCCTCTTTTTTTCATTAATCCTGGCGCAACCCTATTTTTATGGTCAACATATACAAAACGCTGATATTTTGAAAATGGGCTTTTTATAGCACAAATATAATTTTCCATCTTTTTTCCTCCCATAATTTAAGCCACTTCTAAATAAGCAATATCCTTGAACATTTCCAGACGCTTTTTGCAGTCCTTGTAAATGTCTTTGTAATGCTTGTTTTCGTCAATACCAGCTTGTATACAATGAAGAATAATATTTTCAGCAACAGTAAGACTACTGAGTTGTTGAGCTGTGGCATTATCTCTTCCAGATATACCGCAAATTTTGTTTGTCAATTTGGTGTATGCGACATACATTTTATCGGAATGCAAGGATCCCTGTTCTTCAGCGTACTCGACTAGCTGCTTAAGGACATCGGTTTCGGCCTTTCTCGTAAGTTTTCCCTGTTCTCTTGTTTCAAGCCAGTGCTTACTTTGCCGTTCAAAAATGAATTGTTGCATCAAATAGAATTGTCGTACCAGTTCCTTCTTAAACTTCCGAGTAATTTCACTATTTCTTAAATAGGTCATAAGCAATGTGGCTTGTTGCTGATTCAGTATATAAACCTTTTCTTTTTGACCACTTGCCAAAGGTTCCATTTCAAATCGAACCTTTCCAAAATCTTCAAAATCTGTTAAGTATTTCTGAATAACTGCTGTTATCGAATGATGCTTATTATTTGTACCAACTGCAATTATTCTACTATCAGTAAAAGCTTGATTATTTTTAATACTTACTATTTCCATGTAACTCCTTTCGTTCGCAACTGCTTATGCAGGCAGGATTTTACCAAACAAAAAAGAGCACACCAAAGAATCGTGAGGTTTTTCCCTCGTTTCATCTTTAGTGTGCTCTCTTCAACAAATGTAATAACTATTTCTCGTTTAGTATATCAAATTCTACCGCAAAAATCAATATGCCGGGGACGGATTCATGCGGTAATCTGTATTATTTTGCGCTTTTGTGACGATTCGTGCCAGTTCACGCTCGTTCACTTTGATGCTGTTCATGATGTACTCCGGCGAAGAACCGCCAAAGCCACCATTGTTCATCAAAGCAGTAACTACGCCACGCTCGACAGCTTCCATGATCTCATCTTTCGTAAGTCCCATGTTGCCGTCATAGCCGGACATGATACTGTCGGCAATGGATTTCATGGCTTTTCGATTTTCCAAAGGAAGAACAGCTTCCTGTCCTGCTTCGCCTACACCAATGACAGATGCATTTTTGAACAAACCACCTTTTGCATACCAGTTCGGACTATAGACAGGGGTTGAACTGGTACCGCCGTTCCCAAGGCTATGTGTATTCCACTGAGAAATATAATACGAAAGCGTAGGCATTCTCACGGATTTCATTCCATTTCTTAATGATTGAGCCGCATTATGACCAATGCTGTACATATCACTGAATGCGCTGCGAATAGTTCTCATAAAGCTATTTAAAGAGCTATCCATACTCTTTGACATACTTCCAGAAACATAAGAAGAGATATCTCTTCCGATATTCTCCCATTTCTTATAAGCAATGTTGTACTGACTTTGGAAATGGCTTGTTACAGATTTGTCCATATTTCCAAGTTCTGTACTTACGGCATTTTTCATTTCCCTGGCTTTCAATGTCGCTTCTCTGGAAGAATTGCCCCATGAGCTAGTAGTTGTGCTTTCCATGCCTTTCATGTAAGTATCGGCTTGTTTCTGGATTTCCGAGAAATCATCTGTGGCACTCTTGGCCATTGTGTTTGTAGCTGACTGAGTATCTTTTGATGCCTTACCAACAGAAGAGGAAATTGTCTGCTGTGCTCCAACAATATTCTTGTCTACTGCTGATTTTGTGGCTAACGTAGCGTTCGGGAAGTCTTTTGCAAGTTTGTTGTTCAGTTCATCGAGTGGAACTCCTGCATTCTTCAATGAAGTGTAGACTGTATCTAATGCATCTTTGGTATTTGTGATAGTTCCACCATTATTAGCATTATCAAGTTCGTCCATGGCTGTTTTGTATGAACCACCAAAATCGTCAGATTTCAGACTCAATAAGTATAGCTCGTCTTTCAAATCCGAAATACTGATTTTTGACGTATCAAACTTGCTTGCAGCTTCAGACACACCTTCTCCAAGAGCGGAGATTTGATTAGTCATGCCTTCAACAAATTCAGCCGATACACCTGCCTGTGCGCCATACTGCTCAAGAGCTGTTCTAGCCTGATCGGATGAAACGCCATACTCTTTCAATTTTTCAACCATATCAGCATACATTTCGTCATGAGTTTTACCGAGTTCTTCATCGGTTTCAATTAACTGCCATAATGCTTCTGACTGCTCATTAGTAAGATTCGCTACATTAGTAAGCTGTGTTGCGTAATCATGGAGATAACCACCATACTGTGTAGTCATTCCATTACCACCTTGCATGGTCTCAAAAAGTCCTGCTAATTTCTTGGTAAGTAATACTGCACCACCTACTGCAAGAGCAATTCCACCACCAGTTGCAACAAGTGAACCTAACGATGTCCCAAGAGCCGGAATAGTTGTTGAGACTGCTTCTGTGATTGCGGGACTCAGCATACCTTGTACAGCTTTAGAAAGATTTCCAAATACAGTATCACCTGTAAAAAACTTAGTAATTGTATCAACTAATGGCATGAGCTTATTACCAACTGCAAATACAGCCATAGCTTGAATAAATGTGCCGGCAGATGTTGTTCCAAGTCCTTCCCAGATTCCACCAAGAACGTCTCCGATAACCGTAAGTAACTGTGCAAGATGTTTTCCCCAGTCAATTTCACTGAGGAATACGCCTACATTGTGTCCAAACGCTTCCCAATCGACACCCCTTGCAATCTCGATAAGTGACGTGAGTAATTTGTTAATAAATTCTTCTAACTTCTGTCCATTCTCTTTCCAGTTGAATTCTTGCATGAATGTGGTGATTCCATTTGTAATGTTATCAACAAGATTTTCCCAATTAAAGCTTGCTGTAAATGAAGCCAATGTATCAAAAGCACCATTCAATCCAGTTGCGAGCGTATGAGCGATTTCGCCAAAGCTAATCTTTTCAAAGATTCCGTTCAATCCTTCTGCAACAGCTGTTCCGATTTCTCCGTATGGAAGATTCTCCACGAATCCAGAAAAAATATCCCAACCGCGCATAAAGGAATTTCCGAGCAGATTACCGAAATTGCCCCAGTCCACTTCACGAACAAGACCAGTGATACCATTGGCAAATTTAGCACCAAGGTTCTTCCAGTCGATTCCTTCCAGAAGTTGGTTTGCAGTATTTACAATGGTATTCATACCAGCTCCAACGGTACGCCCCATCAAATCCCAGTTGATATTATCAACAAGGCTGTTGAAAGTCTGGGTGAACGCACTGGTGAATTTAGTGATGTACGGGCCTACGTTATTCCAGTTAATGAAATCATAAAGCTTTTGCATTCCCCAGTTGATGCCATCAGCCATGATTTTTCCAAGGCCTTTCCAGTCTTTTCTCTTAAAGGCATTTACAATGGCATCTGCCATTTCATTTGCCCTGTTGGACATTTTCTTGAATGCTTCGTCCCATGCTTTTTGATATGCAGATAAAGCATCGTCCAAAGCTGCATCAAGTGCTTTGATATGCCCCAAACCGCCTTTTCCAGAGCCAGAAGATGGATTACTTGTACTACCAGAATCAGAATTGTCATTAAGCTGATTCAGTTCATCAAATGAAAGAACTGACAATGTTTTTTTGAGTTTTTTTGCGCTGGTATTGGCATTGTCAATTGCACCACTGGCATTATCCATATTATCTGCAATATCTCCGGTATCTACAGAAATACCACCAGTAGATGATACAAAGTTTGACAGTTTGATTCCAAGCAATTTTGCAATATAAGCAAACATTCTTTGTAATGCGATTACGATTGCATTGATATATGGAAGAACTGTTTGCAGTATAGGAATGAATAAGGAACCTATTGTTCTACCAAGGGATGCAAAGTTAGCTTGCAACATACGAATTTGATTTGCCGGTTGATTTCGATTTGTTATCGTAAGGCTTTTTATCCTCACTTCTGCATTATTACAATGCATGTCCAGCGTACCTTTTTACCACAGGCTCTGCACCTGTACCGTCCGATAGTGATGCCTCTTGGGAAGATTATATTCTGTAGTATCTCAACTACAGTTTCACTTCCTACGCGTTGCGGTTGACTATGCTTTTAATCATAGCCTTCACTCTCTGATTACCGTTGCAAACGGCTTTCCAGCTTATTTCATCACTAATAACTCATACCCTACTTGACGGTTTCGATATGAGCGACTTGTCAGTAGCTACGCATTTATCACGCTACTGACCTGTTTATCGTTTCTGACAAATCAGCCCATGCATACTTAGAGTTGTTCAGCAAGATAATCGTTCTCAGAATCGTTTTATCTGCCTGAGACAAATTCGATATGCTGGTATTAATTCCAAGATTATACAGTTCCTGTTGCATGTTGGCATTACGGATATTAATGCCGTACTTATCCATAGCGCGGCTCATACCAGTCAAGCCAGATGCCATATCCTGCCATACATCCTCAAAGTCCATGTTTCGTACAGAAGCAAGGTCAGCACCAATCATAGTGAGTGCATTAGACAATTTTAATGCAGTCTCTGATGTATCGCCCATAGATGATGCCATCTGTGCAAATGTTGCCTGATACTGCATTGTCTTTTCTGGGTCAAGTCCAAGACTGGCGGTATTGGTTCTAGTCAGTTCGCCAGTATCTGAAATTTCGAATCCTGTCAGTTTCTGCGAAAGCTGTTTTGCCCTTTCCTGGAATGAATTTGCATATGCTTCAGCGGATTTTATACCACTTTTTTTCCATTCGTCAGTGTTGATTCCTTCTGCCACCTGATTGAACGCAGAGTTGAAATAGTTCAGGGTCTCTACATAGTTCATTGCGGATTCTACTGGCGATGTCAGAACATCTAATGCTCTTTTTACGAGGAAACCTTTGGCGTAAAGAACACTCAACTTATCAGTTACTGAACTCATAGGATTTGACAATCTTCTTATTTTTTCACCAGCTTCAGAAGATGCATTTCCAATACCTGCGATTGCAGATACAGCTTTTCCGCCTAAAGAAATAGCTTTTGAAGCAAATTTTTGAAAAGCATTTGTCAGCCCATTGATTACAGTACTTGCTTTTGAACCTAACGAAGAAATCGTGTTAAATGAATTCGAAACGCTATTCGTGGCACGCCCTGCTTTACTTCCAGACGATGCTAATACTGCAAGAGCTTCTGTCATTCTTATTGTGCTCGAACTGATATCTGGTGCACTTTTCATTACGTCAAAAAACTTCAAAACCTCTTGCGCGAGAGTTAATAATTGACTTGCAGTCTTTCCAGTTTTATCTCCTGCACTAGCTAATTTTCCAAGAGAAGTAATAAAAGCATTGGTGGATGCTGATACTTCGCTCATAGATCCTAATTTAGTAGCCGCATTATTTAAACCTGTCGCAAGATTCGGAAGTTCCTTTGATACATTGCCGATATACTGTCCTGTACCGGCAAGTTTAGCTATAGCGGTTGTGAACCGGCTAACGCTCGGAGAAACATCTGGAATAGCATCAAGTTTCTGCATCTCGGTAAGAATTTTACCTAATTTTCCTGTATCAAACTGACTGAAATCGGATTTTCCAAGACGATTGATAGCGTTTATAGCCGCATTCAATCCATTTGCTTTAAAATTCACGCCACCTAAACTTTTTAAAGAATTGGAAAAATTATTTAACCGGCTTATGTCAAGATTTCCAAAGGCAGTGTTTAATGTATCTAATTTTTTTACAAGGTTATTAATAGACCGCACCGCCTGAGTTGTGCTACTCTCTATTTGTATATTGAGGGTATCTATGGTATTATCGGCCATTAAAGCACCTCCTTTTAATCAAAAAAATAAAGGCAGACAAGACTTTTAATCCTGCCTGCCCTCGTCATTATTACCATGATTCAGTTCAAAATTTGCTTGCATGAGTTGCAATGTCATGAGCAACCTGTCACGTTGCCGTTTCTTTTCTGTTTCAGAAAGATTCTCTTCATCCTCTTGTTTTTGCTTTTCAGCTGTTTGTGAAAATGGTTCTTTAAGGTATTCAGCTTTTGACTTTTTACCAATAAGCACATTTGCAACCGCAGTCTGAACTGCACACATCGTGTACATGTTGAACTGCCATGCTTGCGAATCTGCCATTTTTTGTTTTAATTTGTAGGCTTCCATGTATGGTTCTAAATCATACGGTGTGGAATCCCAAAACTTTTCCTCAGAAACGCCAATAGACAAATAAAGTGGAAGTAGTTTTTTATGAACTACCTCAGGAAAGCTCAGCTCTTCTTCTTGTGATCCTGCGGAATTTTCGGAAGCTTCTGTTCCTTTTCCGCTTTCTCCATTGCTTTTACCATTCCGGATAAAAAACCGTTCTTTTCAAGCTCCTGACTTGCTTTTTCGAATAAAATAAATCCATTCTGAGGATTTTCCTCTGTGGATTCATCTTCGAAATCGTCCAGAAGATCACATACTTTTTCGTATGCTACTTTCTTTTCTTCTTCGGTTTCATATCCGAATTCATCTTTGTGTTTTCTTTGAAGTCCCGCCAGAATCAATTCTGGAAGCATTTTAATCATATCTTTCGGGTTGGTGATTGCCCCCATGGAAGACACCTGTGTAAGAATGTCTGACTGAGTAAGTACGCCATATCCGAATTTTACTTTGTATGTTTTGCCATTTGCTGAGAAACTAAACATAAATTATCCTCCCTGTTTTATATCTTATTCAGCAGCCGCTGTCGGCTCAATTTTGGTATCCAGTCCCTTATATGTATTGATGATAAGAGAAATAGACATGGTTGCTGCTTCGTTCTGTGCAATTTCTGGCATTGGAATTTCACGGCCGCATTCTGCAATAACAAAGAATGAGTCGGACATATCCGGGAACGACACCTGAAACCAAGTTGCCAATCCTGTAGTTTTTGCAGCCTTAGAATCTTCGTACAGTTTTTTAATCTGTTTAACAGATTTGTCTGGATCCATGATAAATTCAATCTCCCAAGTACCACCTGTATCCTGTCTACCAGCTGCATACTGAGTCAGATAATCTTCCAGTGCAGAAACGTCAATCTGTTCTGTGTCAAGAGAAATACCGCCGATGGAAGAGGCTTCTTCCAACTGTGTGAATTTGGTAGGTTTTGTGCCTTTCACGGTTTCAACGGCATATGAAAATTTCACACCAAGTGTAGTTAATCGTGCCATTTTGGCTCCTTTCTGCCTTTCGGCTATAATTTGTTGCAATAAAAAAGAGCCTTAACGGCTCTGGTTCTAGTACGTAACCCTGTACCGGGAGATAAAAGGATCACCTCCTTCTAGTCTTCTTTGCTTGCCTGCTTTACAATTTGATTTACATAATTACTAAGTCCTGCAACGAGGATTCCCTGTGTGATTGCGGTAAAAATTGCCATTGCAATTTCTTGCTCGCCAGATATAGCGCATGTAGCAATAACATAAATTCCACAAATCAGAATGCCTAAAGCACCAAGGATTGCCGGAATATATTTGTCCGGTATGACTTCGGATTTTTTGATTCCCATTCCGATAAAGTACAGTACTACGGCTACAATTAGAAGTTCCGGCTTTACATAGTTCATAATCTGTTCCATGTTTTCTCACTCCTTTCCTAGAGTAATGTGCCGGTATAAATCCGGCTATATCTGCTAACAACACGTTTTATGCTGTTATCAGCATTATTCTGTCTTACGGGCCCGTATATCCTACGAAACCCCATGCCAACCATAGCCTTGTGACTGGCATCGTCAATTTCATATGCTTTTGAAGAAGCTTTTGAACCAGCCGCATAGGATTCTGATTGGAAAGATGGCGTTGTCGCACACTCATCCCCCTCAAGATTGCCACGTGATGTTGGATTTCCAAGCAAGAACAAACGTGCGTAAACCCTTTTGTTTGAAGCTACCGTCTGACTTTCATCAGTAGAAACGTTTCCTTTTCCTACAACGGGTTCAATAGTTGTTCTCCATCGTTCAAATACATCTGAAACTGGATTTTTTACTACATCTGGCATCTCTGTCACCACCTTATTTTGAGCATAGAAAAAGCACCCACCATTCCGGTAGATGCTTTTATATCTTACAGTATACATAAAACAGACGTTATATTCAGTAAGAAAAGGTGTTATGTTTTTATGCAGAAAACACTTCTTTTGCGATTCTACGGATATTCTGCATAATTTCTACGCTTGCTTTGTACACGGGCATTGTAGCCTCCGTACCGTAAGAACGTACCCATTCGCCAGAATCTGCCACATATACCCACGATTCGTTTTTTCCTTTTCCCTGTCCGTAGGAACCAATGGTATATCCGAATTCTTCTCCTTTTGGATGGGGACTTGTTCCTGCCGGAGTGTTGTAATGGATACCTGCACCAAATTCTATGAATAAAAGTCCAGCGCCCTCACACACAAGAGTTGCCTGCGCATAATTTCCGAACCTGTTGATTTTGATATAGGTATTGTGGCTCTTGTCAGAATCTCCCTGTGCCAACATAATATTTTCGTCTATGACAGGAATTCCCAATTCGCAAAGCCTTTTAAGAAATACTTCATTTTTATCGCGAAGACTGTTTTGATATGCTTTCAATTCTTTGATTGCATTTCCAATAGATTTTTGGCTCAGATTGCATTTGATTACTCGTCCACTCATTCTTCAGCACCTATCTTTTTAATTCCATATCTAGCCAGATTTCCTCTTTGCGTATCAAGGATTTTCTTCAAACGATAATCTGGCGGCGTTGTAGGAATGCCATCTTCCAGAACCAAATTTCCCAATGCGTCAACCTGTGGCACGGTATCAATCCAAAATACATCGCCCTCTTGTGGATGGAAAGAACGGTTGAATGAAGTAATGTACCTGTCGTAATCCGGCACAATTCCTGCCGATATTTCCTCTGGTGTTCCTGCGGTGGATGATACGGAAAACTTAAAACTTTGTGGTTGACTGTAGGACGGTACGGTATCTATCCCATCAAGTATTTCGGTTACTTTTGACCAATACACGGTCTGTTTCTGTCTTTTTAATCCTCTCATTTATGTTTATTCCTTTCAATGATTGTGATACAATATTTTTAAAAGGAGGGACAAATATGGAATTATACAATACAATCCATTGCAAATGTGGATGCAAGTATGAGGTTAATCAGAATATAACAATGGACAAAATATCATGTCCAAATTGTGGAACAAAATATGAATATTCTGAACAAGTGTTAAAAAGATTACGACTTGCAAAAACTATTGATTCCAACACAGAATCAAAAATATGGTCACATATTCTGGCTGAATCAACAGAAGAGTTTTTAAAACCAGAATCGCTAGAAGAAATCCTGGATAAAATTGATTGATAAAAGGTCTTGCCGGAACCTTACCAGTAGTCACATACTGCCACCATTCTCGACACGCTTTCAGAGATGATATCTGGCAATTCATCACCGGGATCATATTGAATCCCATCAAAAATTACTGTATTTTCTGCCTTTTCCATTTATGCAATCATTTTTTCTACTCCAACAGGGGACACATAAGTAAATTGGTTTCCTAAAACATCTTTTGCAACGCCAATTACAAAGCATCCGTAATCGGCAAGCATATTGCACACAAATTCCTCTGCTTCAACCCAATATTGTTTCTTGACCATACGGTGAAGTTCTGGCAATAAACCATAACTGAACATCACACAATGCCCTAACTCATGGATAAACACGCGGTTCAGAAGTTCCCCACGCAGATTATTTGCAATCGAAATTGTCATTGTAGAATAATCCGATACCGCAAGTGTTCTCTGACCTGTGCGGTCAATTAACATGCTGTCGTGCGGAGATACGAACTGCACTCTCCATAGGTCTCCGTTCATATAGAATTGTCTTAGCATGGTTTATCACCATCCCTTTCAAATTAACTCAAGTTCTTTGAATACTTCAAAAATCTTCGGAGATTGAATCGCAAACCAATCAACTGTGGTTTCATCCTGTCCGAACTGTTCCATATGTTGCCAATTGCACTGCAATCCACTTTCCGACAAGAATGCATGAATAATTTCGTGTCTCAACTGCTTTTTCTGTAAGAAGTCAAAATCACCAACGTTATTTACGTTGTCCGTTCTGATAACAATTTCCTTTGCAGTATTATCTGTAAAGCCGTCAATATCTGCATTTTTAAGTTCTTTTAGAATAATTCTGTAATTCGTTCCAAGAACATTTATTACACATTTTTCCATCATCAATCTCCCTAATTAAAAAGCCCCTGTTACATTCCTGTAACAAGGGCAAAATTCATTTAATATTCAATTCATCTGCTGTATCAGACGAGTTAAGTCGGTTTTCATCGACTGTCTAAGAGTCGCATCTGCATCTGACCACATCTCCGTAAGATTACGGATAATGTCAGATGTATACTCTTTCATGGAATCGTCCATTTTTCTCTTAGATTCTGTATCATTGGAATCATGGTAATGCCTGCGATTCTCGCTGTATCTGTCATAGCTTTCGCCATATCTGGACTGCTTATGGTTCATTCCATCCATTCTCATATCACTACGATCTGGATGATATCCCATGCGGTACATATTACGTTCAAACTCTGGATTGTTCAGATACTCGTCCATCCAGTCATCATCTTCCATGTACAGATATGGTTTATATCCCATGCGGCTTCCTCTGCCTTTTGGTGCAAATCTGCCGTTTGCATAACGATATCTGTCATATCCCATGCGTCCAAGATACTTCTCTTCCTGTTCACATTCGTCCATAGCTTCTACGATTCTGTAATCTTTATCTGCACAAATCGCACACTTTACAGCTTCCATGCAGTCTTTCAGATCGTCCCAGTCTTGAGCACTGAGATTATCAAAGCCATGTGTTTTGGCTTTTTCCATAGCCCATTTTCCCATTTCCATTGCAACTTTATGCATTACAGTGCCCCCTTTCTAACAGCCTGTGTAACAGGTGTGTCTGTTGTTGGGGCTGTACCGTTAATTGATGTCAAATTGTTGCTCTGACTACAAGCCGGATTTCCTAGCATCTTGAATACTCCACCAGTTGCACTCGTAGCTACTCTGGTTGCATATTTGGTTCTGGTTCTTACTCCACACGCTGTAACCTGTGCGCAGCAACGATTCTCTAGCGGATACAAAGTTGTTCCTGTTCCTATTTGAATCATTACTGGGGCGGTAATCGTAGTGGCTTCTGGTATGCTTTGTGCGATAACAATGCAATACTTTTCTCCATTGGAATAACTGCCTGCCGGAAGCGTGATTACGAGATTCCCTCCGGTAAACGCAACAGCTTGGCTTATCACAAGATGGTTGCAGAGCTTACAAACATTTTTACAACTCATATTTCTACCTCTCAATCAAATAAGAGGTGAGCCGGAACCCACCTCTTAGAATTTAGTCAACCTCTAAGGGTGAGTTACTTAGCAACAACCGTTGTTGTATCCGTTGTACCCACCGTAGTAGGTATTCGGATTCGGAACAACATATGCCGGAACAGCCGCCGGATTGATTGCATTGATTAACTGCTGTGTCTGAGATGCCATTGCAGTTGTAAGCAACGCACTCTGGCGATCCTGAGAAGCAGCACGTTTCAGATCAGAGTTCTCTGCCTGTAATGTTGCAATCTTATCATTCGTCAAGAAATCCAGGATTGCTCTTGTGTTGCTGTTCTGATTTTCCAGAAGGTCTCTGGTGTTGTTGTTCATTGTGTTCTGAAGTGCACAAGTGTTGGTTGCCAGGTTGTAGTTGATACCCTGGATAGCTTCCCTTGTTTCGCAGCAACAATTTGCTAACTGAGACTGTAATGCATTGGTATTCTGCATACCGGCTACAGTATCAGCATTAATTGCCTGCTGAACGCCATTGAAGCCCTGAAGCATTCCAACGTTCATGCCGTTGAAACCACTCTGCATGGTATTGTTGAGTGCATATGTGCTGTCACAGATACCCTGCTGAATACCTCTGATACCGTTTTGGATATCGTTAAGAGCGAAGCCCTCGTTGATATCGGCACGTGTAGCCCATCCTTGGAAACCGGCACCGTTCGCACCATTACCGCCGAGGCCAACGCCCCAGCCGCCGAAACCTCCCCATCCGAAGATAGCAAAGATCAAGACAAGCCAGATAAGTGAAAAGCCATCACCGCCCCACATATCATTGGCGCGATTATTAGAGCCTGTAGCGGCAGCAATGTCACTAAGACTGTAATTTGAACCATTCATCATGTTTTTAGTCTCCTTAAATATTATTTACAATAGGAGACATCCGCGGCTGTCATCCCAAATTGTAGCGATTTTTAATCACCCAATTATGGGGAAATGTTATAATCCAAGGAATTTCTGTATAATTCCATCTGGTGATAAATGTTTTTCATTAAACACATTTTGCTGTATTTGATGTAACTGATCTGTATCACCTTTCTTGTATAAATCCAATGCATTTTTCAATGTCGGATTATTTCCTGCAAATTTACTCATGTCGTTCATCATGTTATCAACACTTCCGAACCTCTGAGAAATCATTTTCTCAAATTGCTTTTTCATCATGGCATTTGGGTTGAAACTCATCTCTGCTTACCTCCGTTCTGCTGTCTTGGGGAATCATTTGTGACCGACATTTGTGTCGGTAGCAAATCTTTTATTCCAGAAATTTCAGAACAAACATCGTTCCGAAGCTGATCAAACATTGCTTCAATATCAATCTGTTTTTCTTCCTGCTTTGGATATTGTTCTTCTGGATTTATAAGCCGGTAAACAAAGATTCTGCTTTTTCCGTCTGCCTGCAATTGCTTTTTATATATTTCTGTTCCGTCTGTCTTTGGATAGTAAACAGGGTTGCCAGACATATCAACGTCCTTTGCTTTTACAGTATCAATCCCATCAACCATCTGCCCTTGAAGCATCGGCATTTGCTGCATTTGTTGTACAGGCTGCTGCATCTGCATTTGTCCATATGGCATTGCCTGTTGATAGTTATTCTGTAATTGTGCCAACCTGTCTTGATACGGCTGTATTTGTCCGTAAGGGTTGCTCATCATTGGCTGTTGCGGATAATACGGATAACCTGCCATAATCTGTTCCTCCTGTCCGGGATTCAAGAATCATATCCATATCATCTATAGAACGATGCTTTTCCCATATACCCTCGTAAGGGTTTCTTAATATAATCATTACGTTTTCTCCTATGATTATATTATATAGGAAGGAACACTGTATTTGAACGTCACTATTTCGCCACATTTCCGCCATTATACAAAGAAAAGCCCCGAATATACATCGGGGCAACTTTGGTAATTTTCTTTTTTATTTTTCTATTGATTCGGTCTATGGTTCTGGGACTGTACCCCATTAATTCAGATGCTTCCCATAATGTTTTTTCACCATAAGCCCGTAATCGAAATAATTTTTCTTCACGTGAATCAAAACCTGCTTCTTGCAAGTAAAATTTTCTTTCATCTTCTGAAAAATCCGCATAATTCATATAACTCCACCGTCCTCCCTTACAAGTGGAATTGATTTGTTACATAGGAAATATACCGCTCAACATAAATCCTACAGCTGCTCCCACGACTGCTGTTATAATGCATACAATAATTGTATCATAACGTTTGCCAGGGACTGCCATGAGGATTTTTAAATTGTTGTTCATCTCATCGACTGTTTCTTTGATATGATCTAAGTCATTGCTATACAGGGCGGTCTGTTGCTCCAATTTGTTTATTCGAGAATAAAATTCCTTGTGCCTTTCTGACTGCTTTTCCTGCATATCATGAATACTTTTTTCAATTTCTTCGAAGCGGTGATTGTTAAAGCACTCATGTTCACATCCCATCGCTTTTCCTTTCTTTCACTCCCTATAAGATTTTTGCTCTTTCCCTACTTTAACGAGCAACCCTGCAACGTGCCGGGAGGAAAAACACATTGCGTTCCATCCCATCTTTTTTTAACTCAAACTTCCAGCAAAAGGAAAAACACCATGATTAATATAAATTTCGGTTTCAGATTCCCAACTTCTATTTACAGAAGATTCAGAATGTGATCCTTGGAACTCAGCTCCCTGTTTAACCAGAAAGTAAAGCGCCAAGTCAAATATGCAATCATAGCATTTTTTCATGTCGTTTTTGATTTTATCATCAGTGTAACTAGAGGGGTAATTTCGCTTATTTTTAAATGAACGAATTGCCCGGTTTACAGAAAGAGTGAGCATGGACTCAGATTCTGGATTATCTGCTAAATAAAGTGATAATTCTTCCATAAGTTCTTCATTCATTTAATTCACCGCCTCTTTCTGCGTTACTGCTGAGATAATATTTCGGAGATCATTCCAGCCTTATTAGTTGCTGTCAGGGCATAGCCATTGTCACTTGCAAGCTGTCTTAACTGTGGTACAGTCATGCTAGACAGCTCGCTTTCTGTGTATTTATGTGTTGGCTCTTCAGCTTCAACACTTGCTACAACCGGTGACTGGCTGTTCTCATCAAGACTATGCCCGCTTATTCCCCCTTTGTACCGATAACGATACCGCCATTAGCTTTCGGAGCAACCGGAACGAACATACCGGACGCTTTTGTCCATACTGCAACCGGATCCTGTGTAGCCCACATGGAAAGAGTTACGAAAGAACGATTCTCTTCCTGAATGAACTGTCTGTATTCAAGTTCCTCAGGTGTCACGCCCCAGAGTCCTGTACCGAAAGAACCGTTTGCATCTGCTTCATACAGAGTAAATACATCTTCTTTGAAGTATCTGCCTGTTTTAAGAGAACCATCTGCTTTTCTGAAGCGGAATTTCTCATCGCAACGATCAATTGTGATTGCGTATTCCTGCATAAGCAGATTTGCAAGTTCCTGTTTTGTCAGAAGACGTTTGTTTGCTGCCCCCAGAACTGCTGTCTGCATAGCAGTGTTATTTCTCATGTAGTTAATCATTTTGAGAGAAGTAAGGGCTTTATTAACTACATAACCATTGTCTTCTGCTACGGTCACCATCTTTTGGATATCTCCCATGATATCTGCTTCTGGTGTAGCCCAGTTGGTAAGTGTTACTTTTGCAGTTGTTGGAACGCCATAATCGATTCCCATATCGACATGATTTTCTTTGACTGTTACAGCACCAGTAGAAAGGAACTGGCCTTTCATGACATTTGCTCTTGCGACAACGCTTTCGAACAGGTTAGCTGCATCATCAAATACAAAGTTTTTCAGTGCTTCGTTGTCCGGCACACCATTTTCGATTGCCTGACGTAATCTTTCAGACTGATTGATTTTTCTCTTAATGAAGAGTTTTTCAGTCAGTACTTTTTCGAATCCTGGTCTTGTACCGATTTCTGCTTCGGTATCAAGAGCATGAACAAACGCTACTTCTGGAAGCCTCTGTCCAGACATAAGTCTGTAATATTCGGCTTTCAGATACTGTGTTTTTGTATCTGGAAAAATGGTATCAAGGACACCAGGTCTTTTAACATCAAAACTCTGGGAGAAATTAAGTCTCTCTTCCTCTGTGATGGATTCTAAAACATTAAATGGCATTGTTATACCTCCTTAATATACTGGATCTTCTGTAGTTACAAAAACGATTCCTGATTTCTCAAGTTCAGTTTTTGCAGTTTCATCAACTGTTACCGGGAGTCTTTTTTCAAGAACACGACCTGCAACAATCACAGAAATCGGTCTCTTAGCATCATCTGTCATATCAACATCTTCAAACACGATGCCGATTGCACCTGTTGCATTTGTCGGATATACAGAACCTGATTTGATAATTTTCTTAGTTCCAACTGTTTCAGCATTTGTCTGATCTGCTGTGTAAGTTTTGAGTACTAATCCAACCTCAGATTCAAGGATGTTAGGTCTGGATTCATACTGCTCAGTTTTCATAAAAGCCATGTCTTTTTCTCCTTTACTAAAATTAAATATTTACCGGGGCATTATCATCTGCCGCCTTGGCTTCTTGATTCATTCTTGCTGAGTATGCTTTCGCATATTCAGATGCTTCACTTTTCTTTGTCTCTTTACCGCCACCAGCTCCACCACCTGGATTAGGTGTTTTTTCAAGGGCTTCTTTTTCCCATGCAGCTTTTGCAGTATCGAGAGTTGTTTTATTTACCTCGGAAATTCCATCAACAAAAGTCTGAGCTTCTTTGAGTGCATCTTCTGCGTTCATGTTGGAAAATGCTTTAATTGCTCCTGCGTATGCATCGCCTTGCATTCCTGCATTAGCAAAAATAGAAGTGATTTTTCCTGTCAGCGCTTCTCTCTTGGAAGTTGCAAGTGCGGATTCAAGGTCAGAAATTCTTTTCTCGTTTGCAGCTTTTTCTTTCTGACGTTCAAGTTCTGCTTTTTCTGCATCAGTCATGTTTTGCTGTTTTAGCTCATCAAGTTCTTTTTGCAGTGCTTCTGCCTTATCAGCTTTTTCTTTAAGGGAAGTGTTTTTGTCTTTTTCCTTTTTTACTTCTCCTGTGACGGAATCAAGATATTTGGTCACCTGTTCATCAGACGGCTCCTCAATTCCCATACCGATAAGCACTTGTTTTGCCTGTTCTCTTGTCATGAAATCTCCTTTCTTCCAGATCATCACACTTTTTCACACGGTTCGCTCCGCATATGACCTGCACCCGATTTACGCTCACGGGCTGTTGCAATATTTTTGAGTATTAAAAAAGGAATCTCAGTTTCCCAAGATTCCTTAAATAATTAATGTAAAAACGTTTATTCTTCGTCAGTGGAAGAAATTATTGCTGATTGATTTTGAACTGATTTCTGACTAAAATTATCAATCAATTCTTGTGCTTTCTGCGTTTCCTCTTCTGGATTCTTATACAATGACTGCATGTACGGAAAACTCATTTCATATACTTTCTGCGGATCACTAAACAGTCCACAAGTAATAAGTGCAATGAGTGGATGTATTTTGTTCTTAACCAGATAATCAAGGGCCTGCGCTTTGACAAGCATGTTATCTGTTGGGTTTCTGGTGATTTTTACATCAAAATCTCTTGTCGAAAGTTTTATATCACCAGTAGTGTTTCTTATGATGTTAAGTATGATTCTGGCAGATGCTTTCTCAGCTTCACGGATAAAAGGTTCATCCAATTTGGCTCTACGCTCTGCGAAGTCCCAACCATTGCGGAGATATACGGCTTGACCGGTATCTCCACCAGTGTTCTGTTGTCTATCTGGCATTCCTTCAACAATTAGCATGTTGCTGTAAATATCATCTTTGGCAACTTGGCTTTCTGACTGATTCAGTTCAGCAGTCATCAGTTCAACATCCGACTGGCATCCATTGCTGGTATCTTTAACAGATATAGCGCCAAGTTTTACCATCTTGAGGAATTCGTTCTCGTCAATCTCACAGTTCTTGAATTTCATAAAGGCTTGAACAAACTGTTCAACTCCATCCATTCTGTTTGACTGCATGTTATTGATTGTATCGAACATTGTGATTGCTATTTCAACATCAGATAATCTGTCATGATTGTTTGGATATTCAATAATTGGAATGTTTCCGAAGCCATTCAGACCGGATTTTTTAATCTTTCCATTCTGCACAATGAAATACTGGTTTTTTGAATAGCACTGATAATACTGTTGGTCATCTTCGTCTTTTAATATCTGAACCGACATCAGTGGTTTTCCGGTGCCTTTAGAATAAACAATGTAGCAATCTCCAGGATACGGAATAAAAATTCTAAATGGTGGAATGTCTGAATCTGCTGTCCAATCTTCTTCACGAAGAATGCACTTGTATGCAGTTCCTACTGCACTTTGATATGTTCCTAACTCAATGTTTCTGGCTTCTGCATTTGCTTCATCCAGGTAATCATTGAACAGGTCTACCTGTGCGTTGTTTTCTTTTGTAGCGTTCTTTTTCTTACAAACAAACTGAATTGGTTCGCCATAAGTCTGAGATGCTTTGAAACGTACAACTTCAAGTGCGTGATTCTCGCACACTCGATTGTTAATTTCAGGACGCACAAGTTTTTCTCTGTAAAGAACTGGCTGGTCGCCTTTGTAGTATCTATACAGATAATCAATCATTGTCCTATTTCTATTGTGAACACCAATTGTATCGCAAATCACTTTCAGTACATTTTCTGGTGTAATTTTACTTACTCCGGTATATGCTACCTTTCTGCCAAATTCACCATGGCAGAGGTCAATATAATTCATCTTATTTCTTGCCACTGCCCGTACCTCCTTTTAGGCATGAAAAAAGCACCGAGTTTTCGCCCGATGCTTCATACATTTTCATCATATATTATACATAACCGGAAAGTTATATTCAGTAAGAAAAGGTGCTAACTTTTAAAATTAAGCATTTCTTTTATGTAATTCACGGCTTTTCCATGGAATTGTTTAATATATTCTTCGCTGTATTCCATTTCATCCGCAATAACAGTTAGCTTTTTTCCCTCTATGTATCGTTTGTACAAAAAATCATAATACTGGGGATTTTCCACGGATTCTATAACATCTATAAGTTTCTGTTTTTTCTCTATAAGTTCTACCACATCATCAGCCAATTCACGCTGTGCATCTACCAGTTTTGCTATGGTATCGCCTATTTTATCTTGGCTTCCTGAAGTCTGAACGCGTTCAATGCCATATGCCGAAGCACTAATACTGGTGGCAAGTAATTTTAAGTGTTCGATTTCTTCCAGTTTGTTATTTATAATTTTTTCGTATCGTTGAATTTGATTCAGATATTCCTTTATATCCATGCTATCTCCTTCCCCAGAATGGATTCTGCATTGCAGTCGCTTTACCGCCTAATGGATTTTGTACGTACTCAGCCATCATTGCCAAAGAATCAATTCCGTCATCATGTGGTACTTTTGCCCTAGTGGTGTACGTAGTTACATTAGCCATAAATAATCCGTAATCAGACTTTGCTTTGTACTGACTTGGATGCAGAAAATAAAAATGTTTTGCTATATAGTCCGAATTTACAAGAATCTTTGTTTCTTTATTTGCTGACGTTGGTTTTGTCTCAATTTCAGCTCGGCACTTTCCGGTAATCATTTTCTGGATATTGTGTGCCACACGGTTTCCGACATTATTTGATTCGAAACGAATCTTATGTGGGTTATGTCTTACCAAAATATCTGCTGTCTTTCTATCCAAAATGTCATAGTCTGTAGTGTCATCAAACACCACATCGGGAAAGAAGAATTTATCTCCGTATTGGTATGCAATCGGTAATGATTCGAAGTCGGTTCCTTTATCTTTTGTATCGCATACCGCCCATATTGCATCTGCATCTTTATCTGGAATGATGATGTATTCATCCGTGCATCCATCCGGCACGTCTTCTTTACTGAAAAAGAATCGTTTTAATTTGTCCGGTGGTAATAACAATCCCTCACGTTCTACCGGTTGCTGCTGATAAAGACAGTTGTAAGAAATTTCATCCATGGATTCTTTAGCGTCATTGAAATATTTTTCTGAGAATCCATTCACCGTAAATAAGAAATTACTTTTTCCGTTTTCGTCAAGTGCTGGCACTGCTATGAACCTTGCCCGTGGGTTTCCGGCATATAATTGTTGCAGTTTTCCGATAGGGTCATGTACTGACCATCTGGTGGCAATATAAAACTCTTTGCATCCCTCAAGTCTACGGGAGCGCAAGTCATTTACCACTTTTGTCCAGAGAGTATCAAGTCTATTTTTGTTCAATGCTTCCTCAATACCAGACACAAGGTCATCGGCAGTAAGAAATCTATTGCATCTAGTGGCACCAGTCAAAGAGCCATCAATCGAACGAAATGTCCATGTCTTAAATCGTCCGTTTCTTTCGAGATTGACTGTAGTTTCCTTTGCATTTGTTCCTTGGATTTCTACGTTAGGGAATATCTCATGCCACGTGTATTCCACGGGATCATTGATGATTTCCAGAACACCATCATAAAGGGAACGTGTCAGAATGCTACTGTGTGCCGAAGACAGGTTAAAGTCATTCGGGAACCATCCACCTACCAATGATAAAAAGAAATCTTCCAGAGTACTCTTGCCACAACCCGGAGGTACGCTTAATGCAAATATATCTAATTTGTCATCCATCAGGTCTTGCAGTGAACCTATGATGTTATGCTGTAAGAACACATTTCTTCGTGGTTCGTAGAATCGTTCTTTCGGGATTCGGTTCTTTTCAAGGTAAAGAAGCCCGCTGTCAACCTGATAATTCTGTGCTTCCAACAGCAAATACTGCCAGTACAAATCGTCAAATGAACCACTTCCTGTAACTGCCGCCTTTTTCGCAGCTTTATTATGAGCGTACCGACTGACTTTCATTGCCATGTTCCGTGCATCTGGATTATCCTTGAAAGGAAGGTCAATATTCATATTTAACAGCAGATCAAGGCAATCTTTTTGGTTTTGATAGACTGTCATATCACCATTAATGATTTGATTCAAAATTGCCCGATACCATTCAAGTGAACCTTCTGTATAATTGCTCATAAAAAAAGAGCCAGACCTCCTTTCTTCTTAGGATTTAGTCTGGCTCTCATGTGGCTCTCTGACTGATTTATTTATTATTCAGCATTCTCATCAGCTGTCATATCTCTTGTATCTACGATGGTAGAAGTGTTACTTCCCTGAATCTTTGGAACTTCACCATTCCATTTATCAATTTTCTGCTTTTCAATCAGTTCAGGGGTAAGCGATTCTGCAATCTTTCTATTGGCTTCCGCTTCGGCTTCAGCTTTAATCTTAATAGCTTCGGCTTTGCCTTCCGCATCAATTTTGGCTTGTTCTGCCTGAATAGCTGCTTTTTCTTTTTCCTGTTCAGCAGCAATCAATGCAACTTCTTTATCTTTATCGGCTTGTACTTTGGCTGTTTTAGCTTCAATATTGGCCAATTCAAGCTCTTGCTGTGCATTTACTTTCTTTTGGATTGCAGCTTGTGTTTCATCATCAGTGGAAATAGAAGTAAAGTTTACTGTATCAATAATGATTCCGTATGGTTCAAACTTCTGCTTAAGGTATTCGTCAAGTGCTTCATTCAGTTCCTGGCGCTTATCACCGAAAACATCTGTTACTGGATACTTCGCAGTTACTTCCTGCGTCCATGCTTTCATTTTCGGCTTAATAAAGGTGTTTTTCACGGACTCCCCGGATTGACCTTTAAACTGAGTAAATACATCAGTTACTCTGCTTTGGTCGAATTTGTACGAAAATTCCAAATCAACTAAAAGAGATTTACCATCTGCTGTCGGTGTCTTAAAACTTTCATCTTTCGGAGAATCGCCTTTATCTTCAGATGTAAGATAAGACTGTTCGATTCCAACAGAATACAGCGAAGTTTTTACTGTAGGTGAAATCAAATGCCATCCCTGCGTAAGTACATTCTTGGAGATTCCCCCGTTCATTTTGTACTCGACCGCAATATAACCGGCTGGAACCCTTACACTACACTTTGTAACGCATATAAGTCCTGCAATGATCACAACAGCTAATCCAATTCCGCCTAAAAGTCCTTTCTTCATTCTTTGTCCTCCTTGTTTTGACGTTCGTCTTTATTTAACTCATCAATAGCATTTCTGCCAATGTGATTCAATAATTTACCTAGTGGTTGAAATAATTTGTAAAGCAGAAACCATACTGCCACTGCTCCGCATATTACTAGGAATATAAATACTGGATTCATACATTCACCTCACAATACTTCTAAGTGAATCCCACCACTCATCTTTTTTATTTATATCTTCTGCTCGCTCAAACATGAATTTAAGTTTATAGATTCCAAATTCTGTTGTAGCTGGGTCGATATGCATGATTTTAAATTTTCTTTTAAGATATCCAATTTCAAGAATGCATTCTTCTGGAAGTTTAACGTAATTCACAACGCATTCTACAAGAATAATTCGCCTATCTTCTTCATGATGTATTTCAATGTCAGCTAGTACATTAATGATTTCTTCATCAATAATCTTAATGGGATAATTCACTACACCATATTCTTTCATACATTCACCTCAAACTCTTTCTTGCAGTTGCTACCCTTGCACTTCAATTTAAGATGCTGAATTTTCGTCTCTGGACTAATCAGAAGTGCTTTCTTCTGGCAGAAAGGACAGCAAGCGTAGTTTTTGCCATTGATGTTCTTTATTAATGCCCGTCCGTCCCACGGTTCCGGTGGATTCATTACCTGAGAGAAATCTATTCCCTCAGATTCAAATGCTGATTTGATGCTCATTAAAAAATCTCCTTAATTTTCTGCCGATCAAAACCATTGTCTTTATTTCCCCAATACGGATATTGCTCTAAGCATTTCCTCATATACTCGTGCGGATATGATTTTGCAAAGTCAGCAATTTCTTTGACAGGTGCCTGTTGTATCTTCGTCCTCCATTCTGGATAACCTTTTGTTTCTACGCCCATGTCAGTTCACCCCATGAATCTTTCTAAGATTTGCATACAGGTCAACTATTACGTCCAATGCAGTCTGAAGCTGATTGATTGTGATGCAGTCGTCCTGATGCTGTCTGCGGTATTTTGCAATTTCTACAGATTCGTCATAAAATGGCATATCTGATTTTTCGCTTATCTGCCTTTTTAAATCATTGCTATAATCACACATTTTATCCAGTTCCGTCTGAAGCTCGTTGATTTTATTATCCTTGTCTAAAATCTCATGTTGCTTTGTTTCTCTCTCATCGGCCAAACGAACAACTTCTTCTTTCAGCTGATCTACTGTCCATGTTGCCATGTCTTCAATTCTCATAATTGCCTCCCTTAGATTTTGGTAAACATTTCCATATCGTAATTGTCACGGATATAGTCCACGCATTCAGATAATTTCTCTTTTAGAAATTGATCTTTTGCAATGTCTGGATGCAAGGTATATAACATACAACTGTTTTCTTTTCCGTCCTTCTGAAACTTCTCCCAGTCAAAAGTCATTGTAAACAATGGAATCCTCGTGAGATTTTTTGTCTTGTGTCTTATGTATAGATTGCAGAGTTTCTTGAGCATGGCATTCTCTCCTATCTTGTAGACCACGTAACTATTTTATTCTTGCACTGTGGGCATATGATATATTTCTGCTTACGTCCACGTCCAGATGGCATATTTGTAGAAAACATTTTTTCTATGCATTCTTCTTTAACATCTTCTTTTTCATCGTACTGCAACACTGCTCCGCATTTTCCGCAATTTATTCTTTTTAATGTTCCAGGAACTAAAATTTTAATCATTCTTTTCTCTTTCCTCCCTATGTTTCATCTGGCACTCAATCATCTTTGCTACATTCTCACGTTCCTGTCGCAGCCCATGTCCTTGCCGGAACAGTTCACATTCAAGGATATTCCCGCACTTGGAACATTCATCGTTGATTTCTTTACCCATTATTTGCATTTTGGCTACTACTCCTCATATTCAATGTCAATGAAACATTCTATTGGTTTAAAGACATCCATTCCAAAGCAATTTTTCCCAAGGTATTTTCCCTCAATGTACCGTTTATGAATGGATACGACTTTGTGATTATCAGAAAATTTCTGTATTTTCTCCTCTATCCTCATCTGCAATGGTCTTGCATATATTCCATTTCCGTATTCATATAATGTTATTTTTTTATGCATTTATGTTTCCTTAATTTTAAAATTCCAGTACACGGACTTGAACCGTAACTAGCCACCCAACGTGGAGTACTGGAAACCATTCATAGAAAGGTAAGTATAAAATGAATAAATTCACACTTCCAGTGATGGCACTTCACTGGAATCGGAAAGGCAGGAATCGAACCTGCGACACATAGCTTACAATGCCATTGCTCTACCACTGAGCTACATTCCGTGCCGCCTTTAACGACCAGTTTAGAAACTGAGTTGATTTTCACTTCATATGCTTTCGGACTGGACGCAAATATCCAGATAAGCATTAACCTTTCCATCGTAAAACGCATGAACTAGATGGTTCTTTTAGAATTGCCGACTATCACTTCTTACGGCCAGTGGTCTCATCTCTCTAAAAAGTTTTTTACGCAAACGCCTAGTGAGTTGCACGTTTACGCTCATGCGTAAATCCACCAGAGGCATAGACCGCCTGTATACAAACAACTTAACTCTAAGCGGATTAAGTTGCAGGAGGCGGATTCGAACCGCCGTTCTCAAGAATATGAGTCTTGTGAGATTCCACTTCTCTGCCCTGCCTTGTGTGGATTTTCAGCGTATTTGTACCGGCAATCCACAAGCCGACTGTTTCTTACATCTCGGACAGCATCCTCATATCTCATATTCAGATGAGATAATGGGAGAAGATGGAGTCGAACCACCCGAGCCCGAAAGCAACAGATTTACAGTCTGCACCGCTACCTCTACGGAATATTCTCCCAAAACCCGGGCACCCCGGGTTAGCAATATGTTTATCGTGTTATGCTTTCCACTAGACTGTTTTATGCTGTGTCAGCCGCACAGAGTTGTTTCGGATATTATTATGCCTTTTGACTTTATGCTTCTTGAAAACTCCCTTGTCATCAATGCGCGCTTGTGATGGCTTATTGAAACTAAGAAACATTTATCGGACGGGAAATCAGATCAAGCACAAGCCTATGCCGTTACATACCTTTGCTCATTCTGATTCACATACGCTCATCCGAAAGTTTTTTCTGCCCATAAAACGGATGGGTAGCATACGGAAGAAATGGAAATTCTGAGATTCGAACTCAGGGCTTCCCGGTTATGAGCCGGGCGTTCTAACCGCTGAACTAAATTTCCTGAGTAGAAGTAGTCTCCCGGATTGCAGATTTTGAGTCGATTTACTTCTACTGTTGCGGTTCTT